GATCGGTCTTTCTGACACCACTACTCTTGAATTTAAACTGCGAATGACCCATAACATAACCTCTTTAACCTATAAGTATCACTCACCAAAAATTTTAGACGATGCTAATAATTCTACGTTAATTTTTGCGTCGATCAATCCATTAGCAACGCCTTCAACAGCGCTGGGCTCTCCAGCGATAGACCCTGGCAAGTTTTCGATGATAGAAATTAATCCATTAATTGTTTCTTTAAGCTTTGAATGAATTACATAGGGTTCAAGTGCATTTGAATCACTAGATCTTGATGTGAATTCAATAACGTTGTCATTTCCTGCATTAATTTTTATTTTTCCGTCATCATAAAACTTAGCAAAAGAGCCCCCAGATCTCGATGAAATAACAAGATCTTTCTCTGCAATCAGTCGATTATGATGTGCATAACTAATTATACTCGGACCAAATTGTTCTTCACCACTTAAAAGGTCAAAATTAACACCAAAAACATTGTCAACATCACATCGATTAGACATGTAAAGTCTTGCACCCACGTTAAGACTATCCAAAATTGTGTCATTTACTTCATTATTAAATGCACTTTCGTTTCGATATCTTATGTTGGCCACTTTGTCATTTTCTATGTAATTGAAGATATCATTGTCGCCAGGCGAATTATTTCTAACAAAATTAACAGAATCAGTCCTTTGCTCGTCGCTACCGTTAATTTTGTTAATATCTTCTTTTTTTCTATATACAAAAAGATCAATAGCAGGAGAATTTGGCTTATTTCTTCCAATCTCACTTGGTCCTACTGTTGATAAACTTGCATCATCCAAAGATAGGTCTGTTACAGGAGTGAACTTTTCAGTCGTAATGTGTAAACCAGCATTATTTGAGCCTTGCAGTAACAAGTCACCACAGTCTCTTGCTATTCTTGGAACCGGTTCTCCAGTAAACTCTTGACGGTATGAAAATGAATTTAAATACAACTCATTGAAAGTATTTTTTAAATTACCTACGTTGTCATCAATTTCAGTTGCATTCCCATTAGATACACACTTTTCTAGATCATCAGGCGACACATTTCTTGCACCTTGATTTACTCCAAATATATTTACTACGTCTTCAGTTGCGACTAGTCTTTCAAGGTGTGTGTAATTAGGATCATCGACCTGTATTGGACCGACTTTGCGGCACATCCAATAAAACATTCTACCCACACCCTTCACATTAGATGCTATGATCCAAACATATTCACCAGGTTTTACGGGTAACGACAAATGCGGCGGAAAAAACGGATAACACACAACAGGTTTACCACCATCAAAAGACTCTCTATCATCAATGATGTTAGCGAAAAGAGAATTCATGGGCATAGTCTCTACCATCTGGTAATTATAAACACCTTTATTTCTCAACTCTTTTGTTTCTGGTATCACTTTTTTAGTTAGCAAGTCACCAACAGTTAATCCTGGTTCAACGTCAACTGTCTTACTCAAGAATTCGTATGGGTTTGAAATAAACTCAGTCGCAATACCAGTATAAAAGTTGTATGTTGTAGGGTTTTCTATCTGCGTGTTTTCATTTTCTAACAAATTTAAACCAGCAAGTACGCCAATTGAGTTTTTTAAATCACGTTCTCGATACAAACTATTCCCCTATAGACTTAAATATGTCATCAGGTGAAACTGCATCATTTTTTTCTTGTTCTTTTGCAATTAATTCTGCTAATTTTATTATTTGATCATTGCATTTTGACATTCGCTCTAAATACTTTGTCGCTAGTGTGCCGTAACTTGAGTGATTCGTTGGATTACCCGGTATTGTTACAAGCAAATCATTAAGTAAGATTGAAGCGCTTTCTCTATCTTCTAAAGAATTTTGGTATGATTCTTTCCACAACATTTTCTTTTTATCTTCAGTACTCTCAAGACCGTCCAATAAGTCAGAAAACTCTTTTATCTTATCGTCCTTATTGACCGACTTTTTTTTAGTCATAATCCACCCATCCTAAACATTGATTTATATTCGTCGTTATTTTTAACTATCTCTCTAAAGTGTTTTCTCACATTTGACATTGCTACAGAAAGTTGTTTGGGATTAAGTCCGCTTATCTCTCGAAGGTAAACAAATATTGCGCGCTTATTTAAAAGCTCCAAGCTATCAATGTCTTTAAATAGTTTATGAACTGCTTTTACACATAGTTTTTCGTTATCATTGTTGACTTTACATTCAATTACTTGAAGTATGTCAAACATTCTTTGTCGGTCTTCTTTTTGTACTAGGACAGATTCAGGTGATGGAACAAAATTATAACTTTCAATTGTCAACTTGTCGCGGACGCTTAAACTCACATAATCCTCAATACTTACACTTCGTCTTGCATTCTTGTTTCTTTTATTAGATTGTATTATTAAGAAGTTTTTAGCGCAGACATTGAAGTATGAAAAAGCTTTAGATCCTTTACTCGGGTCAAACTTTTCAAGAGTTTCGTATAAGAAAGTGACACAATCAGTTTTTAAATTCTGGAAAGTGTCTGGATCTCTGGCAAATCCATGAATAAAAATCAAGTTCTCAACTAATTTATTAAACGCAGGCCTGATTTTTTCGGAGTAAATTTTTTCTTTTTCGTTTCTACAAAGACATATCTGATATTGAACTATCGCTTCGTGCTCTTCTTTTCCAAAGTAAAGCTTATTTTTCTTACTAGCCTTTCTCTTGACTGTCTTTTTCTTGTACCTCGCCACTTTTGATCCCTATATCTGTTGTTAGCCTATTGGCTATGTAGAGTATTGCGTTATGACACTCTTTTATATCCTGTACAACCTGTCTTATTTCAACTGAATCGAAAAAGATAGGTTTTTTTAAAATTTCATTCATTTTCCCGTACTTAACATCAAGTATATCAAGCGATTCTTCAATCGCATCTTCAATGCCGACAATTACAAGCGAAAATTGGTAGAGTTTCCACCCAAGAACAACACATAAAATGCACAGTACGCAACACAAAGAAATAAGTATAATATTTAATGTCATTATTTAAACTTCTCTGAAAATAAGTCATTGTAAAGGTTTTTTACTGATGTACTACTGTAATCTGACCTTATTTTTTTCATCATTAGCCGTGCTGAACTTTTAGCATTAGCATAATCATCATATACTTTACGTACTTCTTTTTTGAAACTATGCTCGCTTGGGTTGGCCCACCTAAAACCTGTTTTAAATATTCTGTCGTCAACTCTATTTTCATTAATTTCTATTAAATCATAATCTACAGCTCCAAAATTTTCTCGATCAAGAAACTCTAAATGGCCAGACCAATTGGTCGCTACAATAGGTAAACCTGCAACAGCAGCTTCAATAAGTGGTAGACCGTAACCTTCACCTCGAGTTGCAGTTGCGTACATTTTAACCTTAGTGTGATTATATAATGCTGCTACTTCTTCTGAAGTCATGTTTCCGTGCAAAAAGTTTAATAGCTTTTCTTCTCTTCTGTAGCCTAGTTCAGATTTTAACTTTCTTAAGAAAACTTTGCACATTTTCTTATCTGCTGTTGTTCCTTTACCGAAGCTAGTTTTTAATATAACACCTACATCTTTTTCTTCTTTAAACTCTTCCAGCGTCCATTTTATTGTATTCACTAAATTTTTTCTATCTGAAAGAGGATCTTGGCTCGTTAAAGTACCTACAATCAGTACATTAAATGGTTCTTTAATTGCATCAAAACGATCATCGTTAAGTATCTTATCACACTTGCTTCGACTCATGATATCAGCATTATACCACTCAGGCACTACAGAGACAGGTTTCATTACGATACCTGACCTTTTTAAGACATTTTTTGTAAAAGTTGATGGCACAACAATGTGGTCCATCTGGTTACAACATTTTACCCATTCAGGATTGCACCTATCAGTTTCTACAAGTGCAGTAATTCCAACATTGTATTTTGCCGCTGTTGGATTCCATTCATCAGGTAATTGCACCTGGAACGACATGTCAAATATCTCGTTATTTGCTGGCTTTGAACATTGCATTATCTTGCCGATTAATCCGTTTTCTTCGTTCTCATCAAGTATCCATGAAGTCATTCCCCAATTTAAACACTCGACTGTTAACTCAACGTCAGGTCTGCTATGCAACCAACTAAAAACTTGGCGTGAATGAACACCGTAACCGCTATTAGTTAGTAATGGTGCCCTAAGTAGGACTTTTTTCTTCGGTAGTTCACTAAACATTAAATCTCCTCAATAGTCCAGCTGTGTTTTGTATCTTTAAAATCATTGATTGCCTTTAGCATTGTGTCATGCCACATGTCGATCGTCTTCTGGTATGCAAATTCGTTCTTTGCGTAATCTTGAACTTTCTTTTGCAGGCCGGTCCATTGCTTAGAATCGCTTTTTTTAGAGTACAACTCCATAATTGCTTTCGCAATATTGTTATTTGAAACATAATCTTCATAAATATAAGGAACACTCTGACTCCCTACTAAAGTTTTCAAATCTACATCAATTGCCACTCCGTTATGAGAATTGTCTCGATGATCAACGACTTGTCTGGTCAGACCGCCAGTTTTCGGAGCGATAATAGGTGTTCCAGTCATCATAGATTCAAGTGTTGATAGTCCGAAACCTTCAGCATAAGATGTATTGATGCAAAAGTCAGAAATATTATATAAAACATTCATCTTTTCAAATTCAATTCTGTCCCTTGAAAAGACTACACTTTCATGAACACCAAGCATCTCTGACACTTTAAACAAATTAGGGCCTTCATTGTCTAGAGGCTCCGTGTGCATTATTAACGTTGCGTTTCTATGACCTTTGCTTTCTTCTAAATTATCTAAGAAAATCTTCCAAGACTCGAGCAAATCAGCCGGTCTTTTTCTCTTTGCATTTCTATTCACCCATATTCCAACAAAATTATCTTTTTTGTCTTCACCCAATATTGTTATTTTATGACGTAAAATATCTGACTTTTTCATTTTATAAAACATGTTATCAGGCAATGAGTGAGGAATAAAGTTTGTCTTTTCCGGGAAGTGCTCTTTTAACATTGTATATGTCATATGGCTGTGACAATTAATTAAATCAGTTGCTTCATAGTAACTACTGTTAAACTTAGGATATGGATAATTATCCCATACGTGCCACCAAACTATTGGGCATATCTTCCTGATTTCATCTTCCATATCAAAAAGCCACACAAAAAATCGTGGATCTGTGAAGATAAAAAGTGCATCTGGTTTTTCAGTTGCTAGCGTTACTCTAATTAAGTCCGGATTACCAAAACCATCTATGGGTTTTATGATAAAATCATCGTTAACAACGACTGTTCTATAGTCTTCATGTTTAAGCGCTGCACCAAATTGTCTAAAAGACCATTTTCCCTTCTTGAGCAAACCTTCCAAGAGGTGCCTTGTTTGTGTTCCCACACCACTTGTTGAGAGTGCGTGGTCTGACAAAACTAAAATTTTAAATTTGCCGTCTTCTGTCATTAATTCACCTTGTAATATTCATTATTCTGTATGTAGAATACCTTTCTTGTTCATTATTTTATACATTAACGTGTACATGTAAACAAAATTATGTACAGTGTGTTGTCTGATAAAATTGGCAAAACTTGCAACTATTTCTATTCTTTAAAGACAACCCCTTAGACACAGAACTGACCATACTTCTCATAAGCTTTACACCTTTTTCATAAGTTTTAGGACCTACTGACACTTTGACCAGTTCACAGACTCTTCCTTTTTTTCCACCTCTTTTTAGCAAAACAAAGCCGCACCGAACATCTTTGAGATCAATATTATGCTTTTTAGCCCAAAAGTGTTTGTACAAAATCAATTGTGCCGTCATACCCAGGTCCTGCTTTTTATCTCTTCGCCAGCCCCAAGCACCCGCTGTTTTCCAGTCAATTATCCAATACTCATGTCCCTTACCACGTTTTTTTGGAACTTTAAGTACACCATCGATAAAACCCTTAAAGCTTAATGGGATCTTTATATCATCAATTACTTCATAAAGCTTTTCCTCTGCCTCAAAACATTCCCAACCGGGGAGTTCTTTGTCTAAAAAGTCTAGAACTTCATCCCACATATTGTTTGCCCAAGTTTCCCAAACACCTACGGGTTCGTGTTTGTACCATCCGGGTTGCTTTGTATACCACTCTTCGTTCTCATATCCAGCTTTCTGCCACTCTTCTTTCATCACCCCTATTATTTTATCACGGTCGACATGTCGTGTTTCTAGAAGTGTTTCACAACCTTCGTGGACTGCTGTTCCAAAATGAAGATAAGGTGATGGTTCGAAAGTGTCAATCTTGTCAATGTAGACTAATTTGTGCCTGTATGGGCACTCTTTCCATTGTTTTATTTCAGAAAAAGATATGTGAGGTTTTCCTGTCGGGAATAAGTCAGTGCTCATTTTTTCACCATTTTGTTAGAGTTGTATTAATACTACACAGAATATATCGTTTTTACACACTATAGCTTGTTATACTCATCTTCTAACTTTTCAATATCACTCATGAGTAAAGAGTATTTTCTTATATTTCCATTCCTCTGATACTCGATTGCTTGTTTATAAGTTGTATCGATTTGCTTCTTAAGTCTTGACTTCTTGTCGCCGAATATCAAACTAATAATTTTTTTAAACATATTATTTAACCTTTGTTTTGTGCTAACATTTGTTCCATTATCTTATTTTTTAAATCAGTAAGTGAATATACATGATCTCTTTTGTGAAAATAAACAGATTTTAAATCTCTCATTTCTAAATATTTTCCAGTATAATCTATGTTTTTGTAGTCTGTACCAATGATTCTAACATCCCAATCTGTTGTTTCTAATAGACACAGAAGTTCTTGTTCTGTATTGTAATGCAAAACATCATCGACATATTTAATTGATCTTAGGATGTATTCTCTTTCTTCTACTGTTTGAACTGGTTTACATTTATACGGTCTTTCTATTGTTGGGTCGCCCTGTAAAGCTACAACAAGATAGTTACATGCGTTAGACTTTGCGTCTTCAAATAGTCTTACGTATCCCGGATGAATAACATCAAAGTTTCCTGCGACTATTCCAACTTTCTTAGTCATCACTTACTGCCCTGCCTTTCATCTCTTCCCAGTCCTTATTCTTTCTAACTAAATTATTGTAGTTTTCAACTTCACGTAAAAAAGTTGCTGAATGTTGTACTTTATTATCTGTACCGAATTTTACCATTGCTGCTAAATCTTTTGGAAAACAGTGACCGCCAAATCCTCTGTCTCCATCAGGACCTGGAACCATCATATGACTATTACCAATACGTGGGTCGAGTAAAGCTAATTCTTTGACGGTATTGTATTCTAAATTAGCTGAACTACACACATCATACATCTGATTTGCAAAAATAACTTTTGTCGCCAAAAAACAATTGATGAAATATTTACACATTTCTGCTTCATCAGAGTTAACTACATGTATTAGTGTTTTTTCTTTAAAAACTTTTCTAAACATTCTTTCAACTTTTTCACCTTCAAGTCTCACTCGTGTATTATCATATTCAGGGACACCAACAATAATTCTATTTTGATTTTTAAAATCTTCAAATGAGTTTGCTTCTGTTAAAAATTCAGGACTAAATAAAACAGTCATATCTTTGTACTTTTTATTAATTCTTTTAGTTGTTCCTGGAGGTACAGTTGACTTAATAATTAACGTTGGAAATGCATCTGCATGACAACATTCATTATATACGCCATCTATTACTGTTTCTAGTATTCTTGTATCACAACTCCCATTAATTCTCATTGGCGTTGGAACACATATGAATACAATATCTGACTTATTACAAACTTTCTCATGTGTACTATTGCACTTATTTTCATCTAAGTCAAAAGTTAATATTTTATAATGATTTTTTAAACCTTCTCTTATTGCAGAGCCTACAAAGCCCTGGCCGATTATGCCTATATTCATTTTTATTTCTCCTAATAGCTAGATATCGTCTCTTCCAAAGTAAACTTTGGTGACCATCCTAAATCTTTTGTAGTCTCGCTTATGTCTGCTAAAGTTTCCTTAACCTCTGCTGGGCGTGAAGGAATTACATCTCTTTTACCGCCAATCATATCTGCTATTTCTATCATTGAATGATTCTTTCCTGTTCCGACATTGTAAATGCCAAACGGTATATCAACAGTTGATGATTTCATTGCAAGAATATTTGCTTCCACAACATCATCAATATATGTAAAATCTCTTCTTTGGGTTCCAGGTGCAACTATGGTCATAAATTCATTATTCTTGCTTTGTCGCTTAAATAATCCAACCACTGGAGCATATTCTCCTTTAATAGGTTCCCTAGGTCCATATACATTAAAGTACCTAAGTGTAATGCTAGGTAATCCATAAAGCTGGTTGTATAGTTTAAACACTTGTTCACCCATCCATTTTGACATTGAGTATGGATTTAAGCAATCAGCAGGCATGTTCGGGGAAAACGGTATTGAATTCTGTCGTCCGTAAAGTGATGACGTACCTGAATATATTACGCGCTTTACGCAATTCAACCTGGACCATTCTAGGACTCTCTGTGTACCTACTACGTTGACTTCAAAACATGACCCGGGTGAACTGATTGTTGGTTGGATTCTACTTCTAGCAGCTAAGTGAAAGACATAGTCTATAGGTTTTCCATTATCCCCGCCAAAGCAGTAACTACAATCATCTTTGGAGACATCTAATTTATAATAACGTGCTTTTTTATTGTAATAAAAGTTTTCATTTTCGGCGGCTGATTCGTCATCAATTACCTTGACGTTATGACCTAACTCAATAAGCCGATCAACTATGTGTGATCCAATGAAACCACAACCACCCGTCACTAAACAGTTATAAGAAGTCATTTTAACTCCTCGCATTTTCCAAAGTATGAGTCAGATTGAACTGCCTTGTCGCAAATCAGTAAATCGTATGCCGGTTTAAGCCCTACACTTAAGTTGTGGTATTTACAACCCCAACTGATTAACTGTTTTTGTGTTACTTCGAACCAGTCTATTTTTGTCACACTACCACGTGCTGTGAAATATGTTATTTCATTACCTGCGTCGTACAATTCATTAATTCTTTTTATTCTTGTTGCAATAGGTTTTGCGTCCGGGTAACATCTTTCACCCTCGTAATAACATATTGTCTCATCAATATCAACGTAAATTTTCATTTATTTCTTCTATTTATTTAAGATTTTCATCTTCCCAGCCAGACAAGCATTTTTTAATATTGTCTAAACGATCAAGTAATTTTGGTATTCTTTCCATTTGTATTTGGCAGTCTCCGTCAGACACAGCACACGCGGGGTCCAGATGACATTCGGCAAATATCCCGTCATAGTGGTAAATTGGTGCAGACAAGAAAAACCTCTCAGCAACCTCTCGGCGACCCTGTGTACCATAAACGTCTCGACTTCTTTGTGTTGCGTGTGTACAATCAATTATTACCTTGTCATAGTGTTTTTTAATTCTATCAACAATATCAATGTCAACAACTAACCGATGATATCCAAAGGCTGTACCTCTTTCAGTCAACCACACTTCTGCATCTGGGTTTGTATTTCTGACTTTATCAACAGAGACAACTAAGTTGTTTGGCCCCAACCACTGGCCTTTTTTAATGTTTACTTTATTAAAGTGTTTGGCACATTCCACAATTAGGTCAGTCTGCCTACACAGAAACGCAGGTATTTGAACGACATCTATAACGTCAGCTATTTTTTCAGCTTGCCATGGCTCATGTACATCTGTTATTAAGCGTATATTTGGATTCGCTTTCTTAACTTTGCGAAATATATCTAAACTATAATCTAAGCCTGGTCCTCTACCACCGTTAATGCTTGTCCTGTTCGCCTTATCAAAAGATGCTTTAAAGTACCAGTCGCGACCTTCCATGTGAGGCTTCAAGTATTCAAGCGATTTTAAATAATTCTCTTCACTCTCAAGTGAACAAGGTCCTAAGATAAAAAAGTTAGTCAAGGTGTACTCCATTTTTAATAATTGATCTGATCAATTCTAATTCGTCAGGCGTGTCTATTTGAAAAGACCTCTTTAGTGGAATATTAACATTTCCAATCCTACCACTATATCTTAACCTGTTTTTGATTAAATGTTCTCTCTTTGTTATGTAAAAAGCGCCATTTTCGATTAAAAGTTCTGGCATCTGTTGTCTTCTAGGTCTTCTTTCAGGTGTCCAATTGACAGGTTGAACTGTTTCTTTATCTGAATAAACCCATTTAGGTACCCAAGTTTCAACTGTTGTACTAAATACTGAATCAAATTTTCCGCTCAAGACTTTTTCAATGCCTAAGTCTATGTCTTTCGGTAGAATTAATGGAGAAGTTGTCTGTATGAAACAAAGCAAATCAAAGTCAACCTTTTCAACAAAATCCATTAAAGCATCTTCACACTTTGCTGAGTCTGTTGCTAACGCCAACGGGCGATCGACAACTTTTGCGCCTAAAGCTTCACAAACTAATCTTATCTCTTTATCTTCTGTTGAGACATATCTTTCTGTTATGTGCTTTGACTTTTTTGCTGCATCAAGAACATAATGTACAAGTGGATATCCGCAAATATCAGCTATGTTTTTTCTTGGGACACCTTTACTTCCTCCCCTAGCTAATGTCAAAGATACTATTTTCATTTCAACCCCTTAAAGACTTAAGCTTTGCTACTTCACCAGGATACAAAACTCTAGGTCCTGCTTTACCGAGTGATTTTTCAATTGCGCGTACGCCTTTAACTAGTTTGTAAACACCGTTAGGCTCAACTGAACTGCTTTGATCAGATCCCCACATATTTCTATCAATTGTTACATGTCTTTCAATCCACGTTGCACCTAGCGCTGCAGCACCGTAAGTTGTTGGGAGGGGATACTCATGTCCACTATACCCTATTTCTTTGTTCGGCCACTTATTTCTCATATAAGATATTCGACTTAAGTTGATTTCTTCTATAGGGCAAGGATAAGTCGAATTTGTATGGAAAATTATATCAGGATTGCATACTGCAACGCATTCTTCAATTTGTTCCTCGTTACTCATACCCGTTGATATTTGAAGTATATCACAGTTTTGCCTAGCATATTTACAAAGTTCCAAGTCTGTTATTTTAGCTGAAGGTATTTTCATTAAAAGTTTACCGTCTGGTTGCGGGTATTGTTTCATAAAGTCTACTGAATTCTTGTCCCACACACTAGTAAACCACTTTATACCTAGCTTTCGGCAATATGTGTTAATTTCATCGTATTCTTTTTTTTCAAACTCTATTTTCTTTTTATAGTCGATATACTTTATTTCACCCCAAGGTGTTTTTCTCATTTTGTTTTTTTGTTCATCAGGAACACATATGTCTGGTGTTCTCTTTTGGAACTTAACAAAGTCACAACCAAACCTATGACATACATCAATAATCTTTTTTGCTGTATTTAAATCTCCGTTGTGGTTTATGCCTATTTCGGCGATAATCTTTATATTACTCATAATTCTTACCTCTTTTTATTATTATACTTGGTAAATAATCTATTTATAAAAAACACTATTTTCATCATAGACAGAGTACCCTAGAGATTTTAAATGTGATCGCAAACTATCTTTAATTTTATAGCTCTGTCTTTTTAATTGTTTATTTTGTCGCTGAAACGCACCCATTCTGTGTGTTTCGCTAAATATGTTACCTTCTGCGCCTAAGCACAAAAAGATACTATGCCTATTAGTGTTTTCATCTTTCATCTTAGAATTATTATACACAATGCCTCTGTGACTTAATCGACAGTCAAAAACTATCATGTCACCCTTTTTTGTACCTAGTGCAATTCCATTGTCAAATGAACTATGTGAATTCTTAGGATACAAATGTGTACCAGGTTTTACAGACAAACCACAACCGTCAATATCGTGATCTTGCAGATAAAAACATACTCTATAAACTTTATAGTCTGGGTGAAATATTGATGAGCTTGCGTGATTATTACCTTCTTTAAAATGTTTTTGATTAGAATCTTCATGCCAACCACTAGATAGATTTCTGTGAGCGTCAAAATGATCTAAATACATTACATTAGCATCACAATGATACTTTAAAAACGGTAATAAGTGTTGAGCGTTAAAAACTAACTCCATATCTTTAAAGTGTTCGTTTGATATTGCATCTGGTACCACAAAATTGGCAAATCTTTTATCATCAATGACATCACTTTTAATATTTGGATCGTCAAACCAGGTGTCAATTAACGATTTAAATGTATTACAAGTTTCTTGCGATATCGCATTTTGGAAAACTGTGAATCCATATCTTAGTAGTTCTTCACTTTTATTTGCATAATTATCTTTCATTGGACTGTCCATCCTCCGTCTACAGGTATTGTACATCCTGTCATATATTCAGACTTGTTACTACATAGTAGTTGGACGATGCCAAACAAGTCTTCTACACGACTCATTCTTCCGTGTGGGACATTTCTTGTAAATTTTGATTTAAAATCCGGCGCCATTTCATTAGTTTCGATACCACCTGGGCAGACACAGTTAGCTCTTACTTCTGGTGCAAAATGAGCAGCAATATATTTTGTTAATCCAATCACAGCATGTTTGGAAGTAACGTAACCAATGTGTTTCATTACTCCGTCTGGATATATGTCTGGGCGAGGTGATCTAACAGCATACAAAGATCCAAAGTTGATTATTGATGTTTTCTTTCCTTGGTTATTCTTTATGAACTCTCTACACACGTGGTATAGTGATGTTATATTAACATTACAATATTGGTTCACTTCTTCTGGGTCCATTTCTAGGAAACTGTTCTCGTAATTTTTTTTACCCATATGATGATTCATGGCAAACAAATTTAACAAGACATCAGCTTTTGTTTTTTTAAAAAATTCTTGGACGAAGTTTCTGTCTGTTAAATCATGCCCTAGAGATTTATCTAAGCAAACAACTTTGTGATCAATGCTTTTTAAAAAGCTAACTAGCTTAGGACCAATTACGCCTTCTGACCCGGTTACAATAATTACTGACATATTTCAACGATCCTCTTTGCTCTTAAAAATGCTTTTCTATTATCATCTTTAAAGTTTTTCTGTGTTGTTATTTTGTTTTTAAAATCTCTTACTTGACTTATGAATGTGTCGTTTCTTGTATGCTTTTTAGTATTCATATCAAAAGTTAATGTCTTATTCATCTTGTCAGTTACTTCAAATTTAAAATGATTAACTTTTGGGTCATCCACTCTAATTTCCCAATCAATGTTTGTTTTTTCAGAAATACATGTACCCTTAAAAACAGAAAATGATTGGATATCCAAGTTTTTACTACATTCTTTTTTCAAATTTAAAACATCAATATCTTTAAACAATTCTAGAATCAAGTCTATACCATGACATAAAGTCAAGCCAACACCATCTCTCGCCAAATCAGAATCCCTATAGTCTTCCCATGGGTGCCAATTAGGCAAATAATCACTATGCAAGAGCCTTATACTTTTAATTTTATTTGTTTTCAAATAATCTTTTAGATCTAAGAAGACTGGGTGATATCTGTAGTTATAACCTACCTGTATCAAATTCTTATCTGGTGTTTCACTTAAAACCTTTAATTGTTGTTCGTTTAAAACAGCCGGTTTTTCTAAGAGGATGTGACAACCTCTAAAAGATGACGTGAAATGTGCATGAGTACTACTTGGAGACGCAATAATAACTATATCAGGTTTCCAATTAATCGCATCTTGTTCTGATGTAAAGTAATTTCTGACAAACTTAAATGGCCTTTCTTTGCTTCTTCTTAAGACACCTATTTCTACGCTCGCTGGAAATACTGTATTAAACATTGTTAAGTGCCTAATACCTATCGACCCTAAGCCCACAATTAATGCTTTTTTAATTTCCATCTGTCTAACTGTTCCTTAAAATCAATGTCTACCGGGATGTAATCAAGTAGAAAACTTTCTGTGATGCCTTCACCGTAAAGTTGGTTATCTAGCTTATGGAGCGAAGATCCTTTAAAAAGGCAAATGTAATGTGTTAATAATATAATATCTCTAAAGTCCTGGTATCGGTAAAAACTATGTTCAATAACCGGCTTCATATTATCATGATACCTCGCCATATACGGAGAATACTCAGGCTTATAAAAAGATATTATAGATTCTAAGTTTTTTTCATTAAATATTTTATAAGCTAATTTGTAATCATCAATTTTTCTTTCAGGTGATGTTAAGTACATCATAAAAATGTCTCTGTCATACAAGTTTTTCTTAGCGACAACATCTCTGATTACCGGAGTAACTGGCATATCATCTGTTGATATTTCTTCTGGCCGGTATACTGGTGTAAATCCTGAATTGTGGACTAACTCAGTAAGTTCTTTGCAGTCTGTAGATACGTAAACTTCATCAAAAAAACTATCATTATCTTTCAAAAACTTACATGTAAATTCCCAAAGAATTCTATTCTTTGATGGAAATCTTTTAGAACCACCTCTGGCAGGTATAATTACTATTGGTTTCAATTTATTTTAACTCCCTGAACAATTCCATTATATACAGAATTCTCAGGGTTTACTAAAAATATTTTTGTTTTTTCTCTTAACTTAGACAATCTTTCTCTATGTTGATGCCAATGTGTGATATTTCTATTTTTCATTCTATAATGTCTGTCGCTAGGATTATTTTCATAACTGTGTGACTGCCCGCCATCAAAACCTACAAGGAATATTTTTGAAGCACCTAAAAACAAAGCTAAATCAATTAGCAGAAAACCTGAACCGTACCAACCTTTCATGCTGATATCATTACTTTCGTCAAAAACTCCGTGTCGTTCCTTGAGTTTGTAAAATGGACTGACTACATAATAAAACTTATCTTTTCTATCTTTAGTATTGTGTATCATTTCGCTTATATACTCTTGCAAAGGTATGTCACCCAACCATTCATCTCTAACATGTGTTTGATTAAGAGCTACTGGATTTTTTTTAATATTTTCTGTGTTGTTATATTTGTCATAGTTTATGCATATATCTGAGAATATTATTTTTGAATTTTCCAAATCGACATTGTTTTTTCTCCACCACATTATTGACAGGGGATCATGAAGCATGTGATAGTCTGCTTTTATAAAATCCATTTTGTAATTACAACATAACGTCACTTTATCTTTTAGAAAATCTTTGTTTTGTCTTTTAAAATCTTCTATGGAAGGTCCACCTCCAAACACTACAAATTCTTCTCCTTGCCTGGAAGATTTTAGTTCTGATACCTGTTGTATTGTCGCTCTAAAAGAGTCTATCATTTTATTGCACTTGCTAGGATCATTTTCTCTCTTGCAAAACGCAAATACTTTGTCTGTCTCATGAATTTATAGAAACTAAAGGGTATTATTTCACATAAAAAAGTGAATAATTTTAAGAATTTAAATTTCCACACTAGTGGTAATTGCGTAAATATTTCTGAATTAACATTTTTAAACCCATACAACTCTAAAACATATTTAAGAGAAGTTTTTGTGTAAGGATGAACGTGTGTAGGGTCATCATAAAAAACATCAGACTGGGTCTGCCAGTCTGGTGTTAAAATAATTAACATCCCACCTTGCTTTAGAACCCTATTACACTCAATTAAAAATAATTCTGGGTCTACAATGTGTTCAATTACAGATTTAGAAAAAACTACATCAAAAGTGCCATCTTCAAAAGGTATATTGCTCTTTGTTAAGTCTGTCTTTACATAAGTGAAATTGTTGGATGTTGGCAAATCTATGTTGTCAACACCGTATACTTCTAATCCTAGATTTGCAAAATTACTACATTGTATACCGACGCCAGAGCCAACATCTAACAATTTAGAACCTGATTTAATTCCAAATTTTTCACAAAGATGCTTACACATTAGCGAAGGATAGTCACTACTACTTGTTAACCTAACTTTATTCTGTTCATAATATTTTTGTAAGTCCATCTATTTAACCTCGCTAAAAATGCCCGACCATATGATCTAATATCCTTTCACAAGAATTATAATCCCACAAATACAATTTTTTAGCATCTTTGTCATATAAGTCATCTAGAACATTATACTTCTTACTCTTTATATTTACAACCTCTGTGTCCATCATAATAGCTTCTTTTACAGTGCATGAGTCTGTATTGATCACAACATCTGATATATAAATCAATTCTAACATTGTTGACGGCCAGAATCCTCTATCGTAAAAGTAGTGACTAATAACATCTGTTTTAATTTGCTGGAATGGATCTTTTACTCGGGTCTTTGTTATAATTGTGAAGCCTTTATCTTTGTACTCAATTAACTTTTCTTTAAATTTAGTATTTTTTAAATCGTTAACCCTAGGGTACACAAACAATGCATACTTTTTATCTTCTAAACCATATTTTTCTAAAATACATTTTTTGTCAAATTGATTTACTAAATCATACTTTGGTGATCCTAAAAACAAGTTTTTATTTTCGTTTTTTGATATAGCTTGCACAGTCTTTGCAACAACTTGTTTTGTGTGCTGCCCACCTGTACCTAGAATGACTTTGTTTTCGTCCTTTATAAAGTTTATAAAGTATTCGCTTGGAAAAACACAGAAGTCAACGTCATCAATGTATTTAAAATATGTATAAGAATAGTCTGTCAGTGTTGTCAGTGAATATATTAATGTGTTTTTTTCTTTAATAACAGGATTCCATCGACCTTCGTTACAAACTCTAATCTTAGATGCATCATTATCCCTGTCAAACTTTGGAATATTATTTTTGTTCATTAGATTGACTGTCCAATTGAAGTTTTGTTCAATTGATATTGAACACCATTTTTTCCAACCAAAGTTAATGTCAAAAGAAACTTTGAGGCCTCTTTTTTTAGCATAGTGAACTAAGGGAATGTAGTACTTTAAGTTACTGCAGTCGCCTAAAGAAAATACTAAATCATAATGCACTTAGTGCTCCATTAAAGAAAGGTATGCCTGGCAACAATTTTCAATTGAGAGATCGTATTTTTTAATATTTAATACATACTCTTCATAGTTTTCGATGACCTTTTCGAGTTTTTGTTTAAAATCCTCAATTGTCCTAAAAGGCTCACCATATCTCTTACAGCCTTCGTTTATACCTCCACCGTCCTCGTGATAAAGTATGGGTAAACCACACGCTGCGGCTTCGATGTGGTGCATTCCACAAGGTTCCCACTTAGATGCTGTTAAATATATGTTACCTAATTTTATCTTTTCTGCTAGAGCTTTTCCGGTGTGAGGTTCTATCATTTCAATGTTTTTAGTTTTAATTGAATCATTAAACCTTCCGATGAACGTAAATTTCCAGTTATTTTCAATGCATGCATCGTCTAACTCTTTGTAAAAGTCATAACCTTTTAAAATATTATTGGACCAGTGATGAGTAACTAAGTGTACCCCATCAAAATCCTTGACATGTTCATCAGGGGTAAAATCTTTTGTATCACATCCGTTATATATGACACTAGAAGAACCTTGATAACCTTTCTGTTTGAAATAGTCTTGTAACCATTGACTTATAAATACAACTTTATCACTTAGTTCAGCACATTGCATTAAGATATCATCTAGCCCCTCTGATCCTTTTCGTTTATCACATTCATTAATCCTGTGAATAATTTTTGTTGACGGGTTTTTGCGACGATATTCAAATATATCGTTTGCATCAATACCATAACTACTAGGTCTAGGATCGATCATTACAATATAATCAATTGATGGTACTAACTCATAAAACACTTCATGACCTTTGCTTTTAAGTAGTGAAGTCATACCCTTGACGAATAGGTTTCCTCCGCCCCAAGGACCACTTACTGGTTTTCTACTAATACAAACTCTCATGTGATATCTCTCCAATCTTCTGGTTTAACTCTTTCAGGGTCTAGATGTACTTTTTTCCAACTGCCACTTTTATCTATAGGTGCCTTAAAGCCTATTGTCTTTACAACTTGTTCAATTCCTAACGGTTTGTCGATGTTTTCATATTGTGAGTCTAATGCATCCTTATACTGTACGAGTTCATAATACAAATTTTCTTTTTTAGCTTCCCAGTAGTCTCCAAAAATACGGTCACCTCTGACTCTACCCATCGTACCACGACTATCAGTATATATCGCTGCTGCTACTGGATAGAGTGGCATTAACTGATTCCACGATATCAAACCTTCCATTTTCATCTTTTTAATTTTAGAATCAATCTCAGCTTCTGCACTCGACTCACCTTCATGTGAAGTTTTATTAGTAGACCACTCACCTATATACTTTTTAACTTTTTCTTTTGAGAAGAATGAATTGCAGGAAGGCGTAAATGGACCACGTTGGTAATCAAAGACAAAGCCTAGGTTGATACCCATAACATTGCTGTATGTCCCTCTAGTAACGCGTGTAGCCCTTTGTGCATCAAGTAGAATCGAACCTACAAACTCACCAAGGCCTTCGTATATATCGACATAGTCTTTCAGCCAACCGCCCTCTACGATAAATTGCATATCACCTGCTAGTGGGCAAACATATTTACCCTTAGCCATGCTAATAATTGTATTCAAACCTCTCGCGAATTCATTGTTAGGATCTCTTGTTTTATTTCTAACAATTTTAAAACCTCTGTCTTTTAATCCTTCAAGGTATTCATCTGTCCCCGCTTCAATAGATGCGTTGTCAATAATTATCAGTTCTTTATTTTTATAATCTTGTGTGCACTTCAATAAAGATTCTACGCAAGATTTTAAATAAAATAGTCGATTACAGTTTATAAAACCAAACGTTACTATAGGTAAATCATAGTCCATAATATTCTTTCATCCATTCAACAGTCTTTTTGACACCTGCTTCAAGAGTAAAAGTACTTTTATGGTTTAAGTCTCTTACAGCTTTTCTTGCATCTACAAACTTATCTTTTGTTGTTAGTATTTCATTTTTTTGTACGTATTCTACTAATTTAGGATCAGCACCTGTGTATTTTAAAACTAAATCAACTAACTCTTCAATAGTATGATTATCTTCACTGGCAATATTGTAAGTTTCGCCGGCGATGAAGTTGTCAGAAATATTTGCAATTGTTGTTGCACAGTCATATACATAAGTAGAAGTCCTAGTATGCCCTGTGAAGCATTTGATACTTTTTCTGTGCAAAAGGTTGTATGTGAACAAGCAGTTAACACTTCTGAAAGGGTGATACCATTCCCCTGGGCCATATGTATTAAAAATTCTAACAACAACAGACTGTGTGTCATACATGATTTTAGAATTTTTAATTTGCATTTCATTCACTCTTTTAGACATTGCATAATCATTCATTTGCATTATTGCTACATTGTCTAAAAGATCTTCGTACATAACGTTCCTATAATCGCCATAAACTTCAGACGATGAACAATGTACTAACTTGAATCCTGCTTTTTCTTGAAGTCTTATGATGTTTTTTGTACCAATTGCATTTGATTTCCAAACTTTTTCATAAAAATATTCTCCATTCCATCTTCCAAACTCAGCGGCGCAATTATAAATCAAGTCAGGCTTAACATGATTGACTACATCTTCAATCTGTCTATATTCAGATATATCACAGCGAAAATAATTCTCATCGCTTCTTTTACCTAAACCATGACCGTAGATCTTGTTTGTATGGTGTAAGTCTACACCGAAAACAGAATGGCCGCGACTAGCTAATATCTCTTCTAGTTTAGAACCTACAACACCGAGAACGCCCGTAATTAATATTTTCATTTTTCACCTTCAAAAACACCGCAAACATCTATAATGATTTTTTCTGATAAAGTACTCTTGTCAATATCTTTAAAAACTTTATGAGGTACACAAAAAACTAGTATGTCAGCGTATTCGATTGAACTATATAGATCATTCAAATTAACATTACCAAACTTTTTTAAATGTGGTTCACAACATATTACTCTGTCGCTACCTATATTTTCAACTAATTTATTAAATATTTTTATTCCAGGTGCTTCGCGAGTGTCGTCTATATCTTGCTTGTATGTTAGTCCAAAACAACAAACCTTGAGTCTGTTTCTAGTTGTTTGTTTTAATACTTTTTCGATCACCCACTGGGTTTTAAAATCGTTGATCTCTCTTGCAGTTTTTATTAATTTGCTTTTTTCTTTGTTATGTGCTACAACAAACCAAGGATCGACTGCTATACAATGCCCACCTACTCCGGCGCCTGGTTTTAGAATATTGACACGGGGATGTTTGTTTGCCAGTTCAATCAACTCTAAAACATTGATGTTGTTTTCATCACAGATCATTGATAGCTCGTTGGCAAAAGCTATATTAACATCTCTAAAAGCATTTTCTACTAGTTTTGTCATCTCGGCAGTTTTACTGTCAGTACAATAAATCTTACCTTTTACAAAAGTTTCATAGAAGTTTTTAGCAGCAATCGTGGACTTTTTATTAATTCCACCAACAACACGGTCGTTTTCAATTAACTCTACGATTACATTACCTGGAAGTACTCTTTCTGGACAATGAGCCAAACAAAATATAGCGTTTCCATGATTATCAAACAAATCTGGTCTAAAATTCCTAATAGTATCTTGTATTTTCTCGGTTGACTCAACAGGACTAGTTGACTCAAGTATAAGAAGGGATTCTGATGTTAGATGAGGTATTACTGAATAAACGACTTGGTTGACGTATTTCATGTCAGGTTCTTTGTGTTTTGAGAGTGGTGTGGGCACTACAATCAAATATACGTCAGACTTCTCTGGTACCATTGATGCTCTTATTTTATTTTCTTGGACAGCTTTTTTAACAATAACATCTAAATCAGGTTCATATATGTGAATCTCACCCTTGTTAATAGTGTTTACTACATTCTTATTTATGTCAACACCTAAAACTTCATGACCTGATTTTGCCAAAACTGCTGCTGTTGGAAGACCAACATAACCCAAACCTAATACACAAACTTTCATTTCTTCCTCTAATCTTTAAAAAAGGAAACTCTTTCAATCCACGGACCACCTTGGTGTGTGTTGTTTGAAAAAGTTAACGGTCTAAAACCTGTCATTGCTATCATTTTAAATAAGTCACCCTCATGGAATGAAAAAAGGTGCGCGCGCTCCACATGTGGCCCATCAGGCTCAACAGGTATTTCAAAATGGAAAAGTGTTCCTGCGTTTGTCGATTCATATAGCCTTTTTAAAAATTCAACTGGATTTGTCAAATGTTCAATAACATGGTAACAAACAATCAGGTTGAATTTTTTTAACACGTCAATCTTAAAATCTTCTGTCAAGTCCACTTTAAAGCAATTAAAACCTAACATATTTCCGGATGCGACATTGAAATCGTTGATGTCGCATCCGCCCTCTTCTAGACCTCTTTGCTTGTAGAAATTTTGGAGCCTAGGAACTCTAAATCCGATCTCAAAAAAGCTTTTAGGTATGTAGTTTTTAATCTGTGCTGTCTTTTTTTGCTCAAGTATAGTGTCTAACTCATCAATTCTTACATTGTCACTTTCAATTATATTGTTTAATAAAAATTCAATACGGTTGTATGCTGCTTCTGATGTCATATCTGGACTCAAACTCATACCTCTTGAGAGCTGAAGATTGTAATTAGCTTTTTTATTTTCTTCTGTCTGCAATAAACAACGTCTTTCACCCCAAGGTAGTTTTAGAACTGTGTGTTGGAAATTATTCCAGTTTCTTGTTGATTCAAAATTCTTATCATCTCCGGCAATCGATTTCAGATTATACACATAATCATTGTATAGTTTTTCAAAGCTTTCTTTATTATATTTCATATTTTTTCAACCATTATTTTGTAATCATAAAAATACAGATAATCGATGTTCGTATTTAAAAAGCAGTTTATTGCATGCTCAGGAGTTTCACAGATAGGTTCTCTATCATTAAAACTAGTGTTTAATATAATTGGTACTCCGGATTTCTCATCCCAGGACTTTAAAAAATTATAATACCAAGGGTTGTCTTTCTCAGTTACAGTTTGTACTCTTGCAGTTCCATCTTTGTGAACAACCGCAGGTACTTTACTTTTAACTTCCTCTTTGAAGTTTAAAACAATATTCATGTAAGGACTGTCGTCGTCTCTAACAAACCATTCAGAAACTTTTTCTCTTAGCATTGACGGCGCAAAGGGACGATACCACTGCCTATGTTTAACTTTTTGATTAATTAGTTCTCGCATACTATCTTGCCTGGGGTCTGCTAATATACTTCTATTACCTAGCGCTCTTCTTCCAGATTCTGAGCCTCCTCCAAAGATAGAAACTATTTTTTGTTGGTCGAGAAGATCTAGTAGTCTACTATCGCTAGCTTTAACAAAAGACACTCTTTTCTCTTTCTCGAGTACAGAAACTATTTCATCTTCTGCATATTGCCGGCCTAAGTAAGGTGTTTTATTATCTTCCCACTCAACTCTATCATGATCTAAAACGTTGTGCCACACATACTGAGCAGCACCGATTGAGAGGCCTCCGTCATGAGGCGCTGGTGGTATATAAACGTTTTCGATAAACGGGAACCATTCTTTAATTTTTCCTATCGCAACACAATTTAAAACAACACCTCCTGAAAGACATAGGTTTTTTGTCTCAATTTGACTAAAAAGCTGTTTCAATAACGAGTATATTATATTTTCTGTCGCTGCTTGCAAACTTGCTGCAAGATCAAATTTATCTTGCTCACTCCTGTCAGCTATCTCTCTATACTTTTGCAAGTATGGATGATCAGGATCAGTTCCTACATTTGCTCCTTTTGGTTGACCTGACGGTTTCATTGTTGCGATTTGATTGTCGATGGTTAACATTTTCATAAAATCATCAAAATATTTCTTTCTGTCTCCAAAAGCTGCCATGGCCATTACTGAGCCTGCTTGATGGCCTCGTGGCCATCCGCTTTGCAAATCAAATACGTACCTCGTTGTTCTGGTCCAAACGCCTCCAATATTCATATCATTTAATCTAAATGTATGAACATGATTGATTTTTTTGTTATCACCAAGGTATATTGTGCATGCAGTTACAAAATTGTCTCGCTCTACACCTCCCCCATCCATAGTAACAATTGTTGCTTTTTCTAAGTTGGATGAATAAAATGCATTAGCAGCGTGAGACTCATGATGACCAACTACAAATATATTTCCATCATTTTTCTGAGCTTGCGCTTTCATGGCTTCAAACGATTCTTCAAACCTAGTAGTTTTTGATAGTGGAAAACATGTTGCGAAGTGCTTAATGTCTTCATGACTACTGTAAGTTTCTTTCAAGAATTTATATGAATCACCTTGGGGTTCTTTTTCTCTCAAAAATCTTTCGTATTCGTTGTGTATTACGGGTACACCGTCTTTAAGCACACAGTAACTACAATCGTGTCCATTCCAAAAACCTGCTATCTTCATTAATATCTCCAAAAATTATTTATATTCTATAATTTATACTAAAAATGTACAAAATAAAACGCAGATATTAATTAAACCCACTCTAAACTAGATTTATCGAGCCACTCTTTAACTTGATCTAGACCGTTTTCCAGTGTAACTTCTGGTTTCCAGCTAAAGTCTTTAGACACCTTCGTTATATCACTTATGTAAATTTTTTGGTCACTTGGTCTAGGTTCATCAATGTTTATCACTTTCTTATTAGTCTTGAACATCTCATCGAGTAAATTTGATAACTCGACTAAAGAAGTAGTATTCTCAATACCACCACCTACATTGTAATAATTTCCTGAATATTTATCTATAGACTTCATTTGTTTTTCAATTAAAACAGATAAATCATCAACGTGAAGGTAGTCTCTTACCTGCTTTCCTTGATTCCCGTAATAGTAAAGTTGATGTTTTAATTTTTTAGCAATTGCAAACCAAACTATCCATCCTTGACTTACTTTTCCAAACTGGTGTGAACCATAAAGACAACTAAACCTATTAACAATAACAGGTATATTAAATGCTTTGGACCACTCTTGACAAATTAAATCTGCTGCATTTTTTGTTGCACCATAGACAGTGTGTGTATTGCCATTCATATCAGCTTTTTCACTAAAACCTTTATTAGACCACCCTAAATAGCTCTTGTTCTTTGCTTTTTCTTCATCCCAAGTCAGTCTAGTTTCAGTTTCAATCGTTGGTATTGAATTACAAAAATCGCCACTATAAGCTTTATTTGAACTCCAGAAAATAAGGCCGGCATTTTTTCTTCTACAATATTCTAATACATTGTATGCGCCGACTGTATTGTTTGTGAAATCGTAACTAGGATTCCTGTATCCATCAATAGCAGTTGTCTGTGCTGAACATTCAAGAACAACATCAGGATTAAATTTATCAAAATTATAAAAGTCTTCAACACACCTAATATCACAATGTTTGAATTTGATGTTTTTATATTTTCTAAATCTAGAAAGGTTTAGTTCACTTCCGCGTCTAGATAAATTATCTATGCATAAAACTTCATGACCTTTACTAGCAAAACTAACTGCTAAGTTTCCACCAACAAAGCCGGCGCCGCCTGTTATAAGTATGTTCATTTTAATAACTCCTCGAAGAATAGATCATATTTGCTTACTTGTTTTTCTATTAAAAAATTATTAACGTTACTTTTTAAATGTTCTTCATCTTCTTTTGTTGGATAGTAAACATTATAATTTGCTGGATCGAAAATACAATCAGCAGATAGGAATGTTTGTGCGATACCTACATCTGTCGAAACGATCGGTGTGTTTGTCATACCACACTCAATAATTGATTGTGGACCTCCCTCTACTCTAGAACCGACAATATACATGTCGAGAGCTGAATACATCTTCACTACGTCTTCCATTGGAGGCAACTCATGATACGTGTAGGGTATTTTTAACTTTTCTAATTCATTAATGACATAATTTCTTCGCCACCCATTTAATAAGACATGCACATCTTTACCAGAGTCTCTAACTTTACTAACATAATCAATAAATATATCCGGACCTTTTTCAAGCTTTGGTGTCTTCAGATCGTGACCTTCTGTATCTCTCTGGAATGAACCCACAATAAATTTATCTAAAGGAATACCAAACTGTTTTTTGCACTCAATCTTGTTGTGAGGTTTAAATAGTTTTTCATTGCACCAATACGTCAAAATTTTAACTGGTTTGCCAGTATGCTGTTCTATAAAATTCTTTGTTTTTTCGCAAGGCACATGATAAACATCAACAAACTTATCTCTTGCTAAAAAATTGCTCTTTCGTGCTTCGTCAAACTTCCAAGGTACTTCATGATGTATTGTACAGACTACTTTTCTATCTTTTAAAAATTGAGTGTCTATTTGGTTCCAACACCAAGAAGCGAGCAACCAGATAACTTGTGTTTCTGGGTACAGGTGTGTAAAACTTACATCGTGAGAAGAATATTTTTTAAATTCTTCTCCATACCTGTCACAGAACCAATTTTCTCTAGGTACATGGCAAAACACTTTCATGATATATCCTGCATTATATTATAATATTTTTGTGCGCAATTTTTAATTTCTTTCTTTTTATCATAACGCTTAACTTTTACTGATTTAAGAAAGTCTATCTTTGGTGGTTTATATAGCGGTGTGGGTTTAAAGTCCCACTCATCTTCAACTATAACAGTACCATCAGAAACAACTTCACTTGTCCCTCCGGTAGAACTGCAAATTATGTGACAACCAGATGCTTGGGCATCGACTACAACATTTGGACAATGATCTAGATAGGCAAGGTGAATAAATTTAGTACTTCGCTTATAAAGTGATAACAAACTCATATAATCCAAATCACCTAATACATGAATCCTGTTATCTAAAGAAATTATTTCCTTTACTTCGTCCATACCTAGTCCGCCAGCTATAGCTAGCTGTGCATCTGGCGGAGCAAACTCTAAAAAATATGCAATATTATCATTTAATCGCTTATGCGGCCGCCAGCTAGAGGCACAACACCAAACTTCAGTCTCGCTGCCATCAAATTTATCATTCCAAAAATGTTTGTTTGCTGCTAATATCAATTTATCGTCTGCAGCATTATGAATCACATGAGAATTTTTGTGTTCTCCAAACCAAGCCTCAGTAAGTCTTTTGTTAAATTGGGATTGGAACACTACAGCGTCAGCATTTTGGTATGCAAAATGTATTGGTGCGTTCTGTTGTTTAAAATCCTGATCAGAATTAAACCATATACCATCTAAGCGAAGTAGCATAGGTTTTACCTTATGTACCTGTTGTTGGATTAGACAGAATTCAACGTCGGCATCTTCTTGTGCACTCAAGGAAACGTCTTTTTCTTTTACTAAGTTTGAAAATAACGTTCTCGTAAATTTATTTGGGCCACTATTTGATTCTGGATTAAAGTTATGTGTAAAAATTTTCATCTTTTATAATCGTCCGCCAGTCTAACTACATCGTCAAGCTCTGGTGTACTTACTTCAATTAAATAAACATGCTCATCTATAGCACCAAAACGGTGCACGCTGTTAGGTTTAACATGGTATGTACCTCCCTCAGCTAATTCAATAAAATCTTTTTCATCTTCAGAAAGCCAAATTATTAATTTGCCTTTTTGCACATAAATTGTTTCTTCTTTTTTTTCATGATATTGCAGGCTCATTCTATGTCCTTTCTTTATAAACATAAATTTTGCAGCATATCGATCACAATCCGCCCATATTGTCTCTCTACCCCAAGGTTTTTCTACTACTCTCATAACACAAAACCTCTGGCTCTGACTAATTTTATCGTATCTAGTTGATTTTTTTCCTTCCAGCTTCTCACTTTCAAGCTATTTGAATTAATTCTGTACAAGTAACAAATTTCATTTAAGTACTTTGATTTTCTTGCTAAGAAAAGTATAGGAAGGTAAAGCGCTTGGTCATAACCTCTTTCAAACCATTTATTGTCTAAGTCTTGAAAATTTTGTTTACTTATCTTCTTGAAAACGTTTACTTTAAAAGTTTTGAGATGAGAACTTACCCAAGGATACTGGTATGGGTTAATATTGTCTGGTAATTCTGCTGAAATATTCATGCTGTTGATATCCCAAGAATGTGCTGTCCACAAAGCATCTAGTTGCGGATTGTTATTGTATTCTTTTAGAATTAAGTCAACTGTGTTTTCATTACAAAGTGCATCGTCGCCATCAAGTATTGCGATTATCTGTTCAGAAAAATCATTGTAATTTTCCAAATAATCGCATATACCTTTCAACGCAAACTTTTTATGATCATGATTAATAACAGTTACTCTTTCTTTCTCATCAGACATGACAATTCTATTAGCAATTTCAAGTGTATCATCATTTGATACGTCATTTAAAATGACCCAATCCCAATTTGGATTAGATTGCTCTTTTAGCGACTCATAGCACTCTTCTAGATGAAAAGAAGCATTGTAAGTGGGTGTTACAAAACAAACTGTTTTTTTCATTTATCACCTCCCAGTAATCTTATATTTAGTAGAATCTTGGAGTGCACTTATAGAATCCTTAATATGGGATCTTCTTTCTTCAAGTTCTCTTGCATTTCTTATCAAAACTAACATTTCTTCCTCAATTGTCACAAAAACTTCTAAACTAGCTTTAAAAGAATCTTTCTCTAGATCTTCTGCTAATTTTTTAAATTTTTCTGATAAAGTTCTACACTTTGACCTTAATTCTAATTCACACTTGTTAAAAGATTGTTGGCTCTCGACAAAGACTTGTGAAAATACTTGGAATAAATTTTCTGGCTGCATCTATTTTCTCTCCTTTAACCAAGCTTCCATTATACTTGGGTGGCCTGGTGTCACATAATACCATGGTGTGGGTTTTTCAAAGTCTACACGTTCATGAAAAACCCAACCACCTAACTCATTATTCATTTTATTTGCTAAATTTACAATCTCTTTGTCACTAACTTCTGACCATTTTTTGTCAAAAAACATGTTGTTGTCAGGAATGTCATCAGTTGTTTTATTATATAGACTTGCCCAATGCTTACTCCAGTAATTTTTGTAAGTAAGAATTTTTCTTTTGATGTCAAACCAAGAGTAGTGGTGTACTGATGGCAATTCTTTTAACGCAGCATTGATAAAGTTACTGTAATTTTTAAGATTACTCTCTCTAAAATCTGGGTCTTCAATAATCTTTTGTCTAATTTGCTCGTGCTGAGGTGTGTAAAAATTCATGTGTGGGATAGGTTGATAATTGTCTGTGTGAACATAATCACATCCATCTGATCCAACAGAGAAAACATTGCCATTTTCATCATATCTCCTGTGTTGTGCAGGAATGTCGTGGGTAACATGTGTATCATTTCTTGATAATCTCCATTTCCATGGATTTACATCAACCCTAACCTTATCCTCCTTACCCCAGTAGTCAATTACAGGTAGACACACGATCTTTACTGACTTTGGAATCTGTCTGGCCAACTTTTTAACTTTCCCATAATCATTTTCGTGTACTACTTCATCAATGTCCATTTGCCAACACCAGTCTCCTTTACATAAGGATCTTGCTACTGATTTTTGTTGTCCATCAAAAACTGCAAATCTATAATGTTCCCAGTCTCTTTTTACTTGATATACTCTAAGTTTTTCTTCATGGTCTGCCCAAGATATTAAATTCTCCCATGTACCATCATTAGACCCGCCGTCAACAACAATTACTTCATCACAAAATTGCAACATTGACTGTATTGATTCTTTCCATGGGTAATCACTACGTATTACATTTTTTGTTGTTGTGTATCCACTTAAACTTATATTTCTATTAAAAAATCCTGTTATAACATCCCAAAATATTTTAGGACGACTCAAAATGTGAGATTCAACCTCATCTCTGCTCTTTAAAAACCAGGGTTCATCGCGATGTTGTACATTTTCATTTAGAATCATTTCCAATCCTAATAGCTTAGCTTCTATAACCGTCCTAGGACAAGTGTCACCGCCGATTGGTTGAAATGATAAACCGTGAAACCCTGAAAGTGTTTTCAATAAATCATAGTAAGGCAAACCCCCAATCACTTCTGCACTGGCTGACGGGAATATTTCATTAACTGCTTTTATACTTTCGTCAACACCCTTGATCCAGCTATTACCATCAATAACTGCCCAACGTGTTTTGTCACATTCATTTTTTTCTCTCGCAACATGCAACCTTTCAATATATTCCAAGTCATCAACTGAGAAAATAGAACTTAACACAGTTTGATTGTTATCTTTTAAAAAAGGAAACCTATCATGATATATTTTTGATTGCCGCGCGGACATCCAAAAAATATGTTCTGATCCATGCAAAAAAGCGGAAATTATTTTTCCTAGTTGTTGTTCATGGCAGTCACAATTCTTACCAGTTTCTTTCTTATGAAGATCGATTGAACGATATTGACAAAATTTATAATCATATTCTACAATAGCATAGTGACAGTTTGCAACAATGAGTGGTATTAGATTGTGGTCCATACCTCTATAGTTAAAGAAAACTAAAAATTTATTTGCGCTCTGTTCCAAAATCTCTTTACTAAGTTCACTCGACTTAATTTTACATGTCGGATAAGGAGAAACTTCAAAAAGTGCTTCAGTTGTTTTTTCGGCGCCACCGCTATATTCTTCAGAAAAAAAATCTGCAATAAAAATAACATCTGCATCATTAAAACTTTTATAATCCATGTAAATCACCTCTAAGTGATTCAATATTACGCTAATGAATCAAGAGGTAAAATTTTTAGTTAGTTTAACTTTCTTTGGTTGCAGTAACGTTGCCTGAATTATCAACGTTAATTCTAAATCGGCTTCCGTCAGGTGATGTCAAAAACAAACCTTTTGCTGCTGAGCCGGTTGCTATGTGTGTACTTCCAGAAACAAACACGTCGCCTCCAAAAACAGTAGTACCTCTTGTTGTTGTACCTCTAGAACCTATTGATCCGGATAGTATCTGTAGTGCATCCCGCTGTGGCTCAATCAATGATGTTGCAGTTGGTTCAAAAATTTGTACTACTTCTGCAGCACCAGAGTCAGCAGCAAATCTAGCTTGTTGAGAAAACCTAATATCAACTCTGTTATCACCATCAATAGTCAGAACTTGTGAATTACCTCTAATCCACGGCCCTCCTGATTGGGCAGCGCCGGCAAAATAAAGGGAATCAGCTGTTGTTCCAGCTCCACCCATTACTATATTACCGTGGAGACGTGTATTACCACTTACTACTAAATCTCCTCCAAATGTTGCTACGCCTTTTGAGTTGGCTGTACTTGTTCTCCCTATTGCACCTGAAACTGCAAATGCTACATCAGAGCCTAGTGGACCAGGATCATTAAAGGCTATTTCACCAGTACCGTTTATGGAAAGTGCTTCTTTACCTCCGTTAGAATGAAACATTATGTTTTTATTATGAACAGAAGAAGATAAAATACCACCTAAGCTTGATCCAGTTACTATTAAATAAGTGTTTCCACTATTATCACCTACACCAAATTTAGAATTTGTGCCTAGTGAAACAAATGCTTGCTTGTTAGCACCTGGAGATAATATGACATCATGAGATCCAGCAACAAAGACATCATTTGCGCTTGTGATTCCAGTTCCATCTCCTATAAATCTTGTTGCTGCCCCAAATGAAACGTTTCTTCCGGGTGCCATTAAGATATCTTTTGCAGAAGAGTCAATTCTAAATACTTCATCCCCGCCACCGGTGGCATTTTCCTTAAAAATAATGTCTTTGTCAGTCTGCCTAGGTTGTATAACTGCATCATTATTACTGGTTGAGATTCTTAAAAATTCTGTCGTTCCTTTTTTAAATTTTAATTTGCCACTATTAGCATCAAGGATCATGTCTTTACCAGCTGATGATGATATTATAAGGTGGCTAGACGCGTCAGGTGAAATTGTTCCAAACTGTACACCTTCCTTGTTAAACAATACATCACCAAAATTCGAATCTATGTTTATTAGCCTACCAGCTGATGATGATATTATGAACTGAGATGAATTTCCAGAAATCGTCCCTATTTCATTTTCAGAAATATTAAGTGATATTTCGTTTGGTGTACCTAATTTTAGATTCTTGGCTTTTGAAGCACTAACGATAAGTTGCGTTGCAGAGTTACTAATCGAACCAAATTGATCATTGTTATCTTTTAATAAAATATCACTACCGTTTGCATCAAGCACAATATCAGTTTCTGCGTCAATTAATACTTGAGCAGCTGATGATGCTAGCGTTAAATTACCTGCTGATGTAGTAAAGTTCGAAGCTTGGGCTGCAGAAATCGTAACGTTACCAGCAGTTGCATTTATATCGATATTACCTAATCTAGAGGTTAAATCGATCTCTCCAGAATCTGATGCTAAATTTAGACCGGTGGAACCTGAGACTGTTAGCGCGCCATTGGTTGTTACGTTAGACGCGCCAACACCGTCAATTGAAACCACTCCGCCGGCATCTAATGTAAAATTACCTTGAACATCCGCATCAACAACACCTGCATCAATATCCAAAATCGATCCAGCATTTGCATTTGCATCGATTAGTATTGCTTGACCTGATGTGTGAGCTGAGTGGAGTGTGATTAATCCATCTGCCGTTGTTGTTGTCAATGAAATGTCATCTGCAGCATCAAGTGTAATATTATCGCCGGCATCAATATCAATCGATCCTGCTACTGCATTAATATCAATTAATCCTTGTGTTGCTGTGATATCAACTTCTCCACCATGAGAGTGAAGACTTAAACCAGTTGAACCAGAAACTGTCAATGCGCCATTTGTTGTTACGTTAGATGTACCAACAGCATCTAAAGTAAAAGCTGCAGCAGTATTCAAGTCTATAGCGCCGTCAATATTAAAAACTAAATTTGCATTGGCACCATCATCGTCGACTGTTGTTAGCGTAGTTACGCCGTTTGCGCCTACTGATATTGTGCATTTATCACCGGTGTCAGCTTTCGACACCATCTCAATGTGGTTGTTTGTGTCTGCATCACCGATGTTAATATGCAACCCAGTATGCGTGTGTGTTCCGTCAGTGTCGCCAGACATTGTGATCCTATGACCAAATGCCTCTATAATACCATCAGCTGCAGAATTTGTTTCGACTTCAACATCAATACCTACGATTTTTGCTGTCGCACTTGTCACTTCTCCTGCTTGATCTAGATCGACATGTATACCTACAACTGGATCAGCAGCACCCGTACCAGAATGATTACGGTGAACTAGTAAACCAGGCACGGCGCCGTTGCTATCTGCTTGTATTTTTAAAGCTCTAGCACCGGTGGCACTTGCATTATTTTGAATTATTTCGACAGTATTTCTTGTCCCAGTGTTCGCTGAATTGTCGTCAACATAAATTGCATTACCTGTTGTTAACCCGTCAGCAGTTATATCAATTACTTTTGCTGTTGTCACTGCGTCTGCTGATATATCTAAAACGTCTGCTGTTATATTTGCGGCTATCACATTGATAGCAACTTTGTCAGTATCATCATGATCGATTTGCAAGGTTGGTATACCTGATGCTGCTTCACCCTGGACATCTAATAATGCATCAGGAGAAGTGTCGCCGATTCCGATCCTCTTATTGGTCGAATCGACATTGAATATTGCTACTCCGGCTGCATTTCTAAACGCAACAGAAGTAGTTGAGTTTGTATCAGGTTCTACGTACAAATTACCAGTTACTATCAGATCTCCATCCGCAACTGAATCTACTTCAATTACTTGACGCTCTGCGTATAAAGTTCCAGAAATAACAACATCACCGCCGAATAATGTTGCAGCTGTTCTCGTAAAATTTCCTGCATCTTTAGACTTGTGTGATCCTGAGATAAACATGAAAACGTCTGTACCTACATCAGCTAACATTGCAGAGTCAGAAACGCCACCTATTCTATTAGTAGCAACTGATCCGCTGTAGATCATAATCCCTAAAGGTTTTCCTGCAGCTAAATTACCTGATGCAATTATTTTACTAGTTTCTATTTGTTGTGCTCTAAAGTCTCTTGTTGACATAAAATATTTTCTCCTTAAGCTGCTTGGATTGCGTGGTAATGCAGTTCACCAGTAAAAGCAGAAGAAAAACCAATAACTACTTGTGTTGTTGACACTGACACTATGAAAGTGTTAATATTTGCACCATTATTACTAGCGCTGTCAAAAGCAGTTGCTGTTACAAACGGCGCTGATGTAAAATTTGTTGAAAAAGCAATTGTTATTGTATCTGTACCTGCTATTTCTTTTTTTCCTGATTCGAATACCACATTCCCTCCTGATACTGGCTTTCTTCTTATAAATGGATATACTTTTCTAAATCTGTTATCATCTCTTAACGCCATTATATTATCCTTGCTGCTACAGCAGATAAGTATGATCTTTCTCCTCTTTTTAATGCAATGTGCGATGCACAATCTTCATTTTTAAATTTCTCAGAGACTACAGTTAAACCGTTTGATAGTGTATCTATATATGGCGTGTCAATTTGATCTACATCTCCAAGCAGAATTATTTTAGAGTTTTCTCCCATTCTAGTAATAACCGTCTTAAGCTCATGAATCGTTGCGTTTTGTGCTTCGTCCATTATCAAAATACTATTATTAAAAGTCCTACCTCTTATAAAAGATAAAGGCGCTACTTCAATTATGCCCTGTTCTTTTAATGAACTAAACAAGGAAAGATTGTTATCTTTTAGACCTACACGGAAGTTATCCATAATAGGTGCCAACCATGGGCTCATTTTATCATCAGCAGTACCAGGTAAAAAACCAATATCCCTACCCACAGGTGTAATATTTCTTGTTATAATAATTCTATCATAATACCCAGCCTGGACTAGTGCGTATGCGGACATCAAAGTTATAAATGTTTTTCCGCTACCTGCAAGGCCTGATATTGTGACTAACGGCAAAGATATATCGAGTAATGAGTTTAATGCATAAAGTTGTTCTCTATTTTTTGGAGAAATACCTAGTCTTAAAAATTCTTCCATTAATTCTTTTGCTTGATGTATTTTTTCTATCTTTCCCTGATCCCATCGACCTAAAAAAGAAGAACTTCCTGATTTAACACAGAAATATTCATTTGCATGAGGCTTCCTACCTATTTTTTCTTCGCACAAATCAACAAATTCTTCTAAAACATCACCTTCTTCATTATTTAATGTATAGTCGTATAGTCGGCCTATTATACCGGTGTCATCTGTGTTTAAATCAAAAAACCCTTTAAATGCTTCTGAGTTTTCTAAAACTATTTTATCTTTATAATAATCTTCTGACTTAATACCTAGTGAATCACATTTAACTCTAAAGTTGATGTCTTTTGTTATCAGAATAACTTTTGATTTATTACCTTCTTGCAGATTTAAAGCTAAGGATATCATTTTATTATCAGCATAATCAGGATCTAAACCTAGAGGAACTTGATTAAATCCTGAGAGTGCAACCCTTATTGTTTGACCATTTTCAATTTCAATCCCCTCATGAAGACTGCCTTTCCTTCTTAAGCCGTCTAAGTATCGATTAATATACCTAGCATTTTCACCCACAAGACCCTTTTTATCTTTAAAGCGATCTAGTTCATCTAAGACCACTAACGGTAATAAAACATCATTTTCTGGAAAAGAGTGTATTGAATTTTTGTCATAAAGCAAAACACTAGTATCGATGATAAAAATTTTTCTTTCATTCATTGAGCCACCTTTTGTTAATTTAACTATATCATTATATAATAATAATTATTAAGATGGAGCTGTTTAATAATGAAATGTTTTGAATATAACAACACATGTAAAAATAATTGTATGAAAACTGATTGTAGATATTGGATCAAAAAGGAATCATATCAAAATTGTTGCTTGATTGCTGCTGATAAAAATGGTTTAAATAGAGAAGAAAAATTTACACTTCAAGATATTGGTGACATATTTAGAGTTACGAGAATGAGAATTTGTCAAATTGAAAAAATTGCTGTTCGCAAACTCAAAGATAAGTTTTCTAACTTTGAATAATAAAAAAGTCACACTAAGTGTGACTTTTAAAGTTTATGAAATATTAAAATTTCTATTCTTTACTAGTATCAAGGGAAGTCTTTACAATACTTGATGCAAGTTTTTTTGCTTCTCTCAAACCTTTTCTAGCTCTTACACCTGCTGATTTATTTCCTTGGGCATTTTTTACAACGTCCGTCTGCAGTGTTTCAATCAACACCTTCAATTCTTCATACTGTGAAATTAAAGCTTCATTCAATGACATATTTTCCTCCTACTCTAAAATAATCTTTGGTTTATTGCTGTCTTCTATATTATTATCTGCTTTTTCTTCTTTGTTAATTACTTCTCTATACTTTTTTAATACTTCTGCTATATCTTTAAGAGCTTCGTTACTCTCTAAACTCAAGCAGATACCATGTAACACATCATATTTTTGTTGTTCAGAAACACCAAATTTTAATATCTCTGAGACAATATCTCTTGATTTCTGTTTATCACGTGCTAATTTTTGTAACTTTACATTACTAGTCATTACTACTCCTTAATGATTGCTGTGTTTATTACTTCAGACTTTATTTTAAATTTATTATTACCCTCTATTGAGAGAATTTTAAAAATTTGATTTTTTTCTAAATTTTCACGACCAATCACTATATCCCTAGGAAAATTTATATTTTCTAAGATGTCTTCGACTTCTTCATAAACATCAACAGAAACTTGATGGTTGTCAAGTATTAAACAAATTTTTTCTGGAAGGCTAATTGATATATCTGACTTACTCCTAACACATTGCAAGTCTTCTTTACCTATCGTTATCTCAGACTTGCAAAATTCATATACAAAATGTGTTATGCCGCAATTGTTGCAGTTTACGTATTTTGAAATTACTCTGTCAGTCTTTTTATCAATTTTACTGTATACAGCAAACTTGTGATAGATAATTGGTTTACGATCTTTGAAGATAGGTAAAACACAATGACATTCAATTAGATGCCTTTGACTCATTTTTTGTTTACTATTTTCTCAATTTGACTTGCAGTTCTAGAAAATGAATTACCTATACTTGCTTCGACATAGAAACACACTTTCTTTAGCTGTTCTTCGTTTAAATCAAGCTTACCTTCACTTTTAGCATCTAACAAACTTTTCTTTGTTTGAGACTTTATAAAGTCTACCATTTGTGCAATTTCTGACATTACATTTAATTTGCTCATTTTAACCCCTCTATTTGTTAATTATTAAAACTTCAAAACTTTCAAGCTTTTCAGTTAGACTTTTGATCTTTCCATTAGCAATATTAATATAGTCGCTTGGTATGTAAAATATTTGATCATCTAATGATCTTACTAACACTTGATTTTTATTTGTATTTGCCAAGAATCTAAAAAAGTAATCTAATTCTCTTAATGACTTTTTATTACGTGTCATCATATCTGGAAGATAAACGTTAACTCTTTCTGAAGTTAGATTTTTCAATCTTTGTTGTAGCGGTTCTATTTTAACATCACTTTTTAACTTTGCATCCTGTATTCGCTTTTTAATAAATTCTCTATGCAACTCTATCTCTACTTTTCCTATACATGGTTTTAGTATAATCTTGCCCGGTCTAAAACTTATACAATCACCTGTTTTTAATTTTTTCCTTACTTCTTGTGAGATAGTTTGACCCATAGCACTAGTAACAACATCAGCACCATGAATTACTGCGATATCATTTAGGACATTAAGTGTGTTTTCATCACTTGAATCTAGACACACTGGATACACTCTGAATTTGTTCATCGAATTGTTTTTAATGATTGTTTGTTTTACTTCTTCTGAGACACCAAAACAAAACAAAACGTATGGTTCTTTATTTATACTAGCCTCATACAACATGTGATGTATTTCACCTAACGATTCCACAATTCCATCTACAATTATATATTTGTATTTTTTAAATGAGTGGTTTGCATTGTTTTTAAAAAAGTCATAATCAAAACTAAAACTAAACGAAAAATCATTGAAATATTCTACACAAATTTGTTCACCATGATATTTTTCAATATTGATTGATCTTTTGAGGCTAGCATTATCAAAAAACCACTTAGCTAGATTACGTGTAGTTGGTAACCTCAAACTCTTAATAAAGCTTTTTTGCTTTTTCTTGCAATATTTGTAATCATTCCTAACTGGTATTTTTTCTTTAAATAATTTATGCAAGAAATATTCCCCTAAGTACGGATATATTTTTTCACATTCTTCAAATTCATTTATTATTAAGTTTTTTAAAGGTACTTGATAATCATTAGTTGGCATCACGTTTAAATAATTTAATGACAAATCAGATACAATTGTTTCACTGTCATAAATGACACTATTTTTATCCACAAAACTTTTAAAAGTATCTGCTTCTTTTTCTAAAAATTGTTGTACTTGTGCATTACCAAAAAAAATATTATGAGTCACGCCAGAGGTTGTTGCTCGCATATGTTAAAATCTCCTCTGCAGAACTTTCGTTATAACTGTATTCTTCAATTAATGTTCCGATCATGTCTGTATATTTTTTCTTTTGATCATCGTCTCTTGATTTTGACCGGGTAACAATCCTAGCAATGTCTTTAACAGAAGTTATTAAATACTTTTCAATTGCTTCTTTTAAAGGACCGTACGATTTATAATCAACAGTCTCACCTTTTCTCATCTTTGAGAACATATATGCAGTAACATCATTTCTGAAACCATCCCTTGCAGAACCAGTCACGCTTATCATTTCTTCAATGATTCTCATAAATTTTTCATCAGGATCTCTTTCTTCCCGCGTAATCTTATCTTTTACGCGCGTCTTGGTTGTGTAACATTCAGCATTATCTAAATAAGAATCAAATAATGATTGTGCTTGTTCTTCATAAGCTGTGATAAATGCTTTTGCAATTTCTGTTTCTAGAATTCTAAGATATTCTTCACGAATGATCTTTTGGAGTATTTCAAGATATCTAGTTTTTGCTTCTTCGTCGATAACTTGCTCTTTAACTTGTTTAATTAAAGAATCAACTACATTAATAGGAGTAATCATTCCATTATCTGAGTCTGAAAGAGCGGCATCTAAAGATTTCATAATAAAACGTGTAGAAATACCTTCCATCCCCTCATGCTTTGCTTCATCTTTAAGATCACGAATATCAACCTTTTTAACTCTACCTTTTTCAATAATAGCTTCACCGTTATAGATTTTCAACTTTGTCAATAAATCACACTTATTTGAGGGTTGGAGTCGCGACATAATTGAAAACATTGATGCTACTTTTAATGTGTGCGGTGCAATATGGGCATTTCTAAAGTCTGATCTTTTTATCATTTTTTGATAAATTTTCATTTCTTGGTCTAATTCTAAAACATACGGTACATTTATTTTAACTACTCTATCTAAAATTGCTTCGTTAGTGTGCTCTGATTTAAATCTATTCCATTCACTTTCATTACAGTGCGCAAGAATTACACCGTCAAAGAAAACCATATCATGTCTACCAGGAGCCGGTACACGTTTTTCTTGGGTTGCTGTCAGCATCGTATGTAAGAATTCAATTTCATTTTTAAACACTTCAACAAATTCGACAATACCCCTGTTACCCACATTAAACGCACCGTTTAGGGAGAGGACTCGTGGGTCATCTTCAGGATATAAATCTAGTTTACTAATGTCTTCAGTTCCAATTAACACAGAAGTATCCTGGGAGTTTGCGTCCATTGGTGGTACTACAGCAATTCCCCTTCTACCTCTTTGGGAAAATGTCGATTCAACTACTTTAAAGTTTTCGTATTTACCTTCATACTCATTTAATAATTTCCATCTAGCAATAGGGCTTAGATCGCCTTCTATTGTTACGCCTAGTATATCTTCCATATCGCTACGAAGAGATCTAGGTATTAATTGCAGGGGTTCACCGCGTTGAGGATCTCCATCTAGATGAAAATATCTTTGTCCATCAAGCGCGCTTTTTATGTGTTCTGTCAATGCAGATTTACCAGCGCCTACTGGTCCCATTAAAAGAAGCACTTGTCTACTTTCTTCACCTTTATGAGCGGCTGACTTTAAAAATCTCATTAGTTTATTAATCACAGACTCCATACCAAAAAATTCTTTTTTAAAGTATTCGTAAGTTCTTATTTTATCACCATTAAAAATATCTCTATAAGTGTCTGAATCAATATCAACTGTATCGACACCATGATCACAAATTGTTTCATACAATCTTTTATGAGCTAGCTTTATTTTACCTGGGTCATCTCTAATCAATTCTAAGTACTCTATAAATGTACCTTTAAATTTTTCTTTCTTTTTTTTATTTCTTTGGTTTTGTATGAGTTTCAACAATTCGTTTTTACGTGTCATAAATTATATCTCCTGTTTCATATATTAATTAATACGTTCTCAGCGTAAAATACTTAAATTTCCCAAACTTCTTCTTCTATAATTGTAAAAAGTTTAACTTCTTTGTCCCACATTTCCCTTACGTGATCCATCACTTTGTCTGCATAGTCTAAGTCTAAGTCGCGACCATCATGTTCATGTTTCAATACAAGCGACCCATCACTGTCAACCCTGTCTACATAAATATGAGGTATCATGTTAATCCCGGTGTTTCTAATCATTTCTTCTCTAACAACTTTCCAATCATCGTGATCAGTAACTTCAGAAACCACAGCTGATCCATCTTTTTTATTTTCGTATGCAAAAAAGTTTAATTCTCTAAAATCTTCTTCATCAAGTAACATTCTTAAGGCTGCTACGTCATCATGATTATCTCTCACTTCAAAACATTTTTCTAAACCATGCTCTCTTTCCATTTTTTGAAAGATATAAAAACCTACGTGATATGGGTTAACACCACCTAGGTGAGGCCTCACTACTGCATTGTGCATTTTTAGAAAAGGTAAGTGCATTGAATCTGGTAACTCTAAGTCATGAAGTATTTTGTAGTGCCAGAAAGATGCCCACCCCTCATTTAATATCTTTGTTTGTATTTGAGGCATAAAATACCAACTATCTTGTTTTACAATTTCAAGTAAATCAAGCTGCCAATTGGTAAACTTGTCTGGATAATATTCTGTGAAAAAAGACAAGAGGTCATGATCGGGTTTTAAGAGTCTTCTTGTTTCTAAACCTTCAAAGTCTAACACAAGACCTTTTTCTTTGTATGCATTATATCTTTTAATTTCTCTTTCTTTTATTTCACACCTAGTTTCTCTAGGTATGCCGTAACGATCAGTCTGGTATTTTATTGCGTGTAGATTATCTAAAAAAGATTCAACTTTATCTTGACCTATGGAAGGGTTTTCAATATAACTTTGTATTCTTTTTTTAGCATTTCTCATCCTTGAGACAACATGATCTGGGTCTGTATTTTTAAAACACCTGTTGTTTTTAAAGAAATCACTATGCCCGACACAATGTGCCATGATTAATATTTGCAGATACAGTGGATTCTGAAGCATTAAATATGCAATTGATGGGTTTGAATTAATAATCATCTCATAAGGCAACCCACTTTGACCCATGTTGTAGTTGAGGTGTGTTCTTTCAAAAGTCTTACCATAACTCCAGTGATTATAGTGGCTTGGCATGCCATGATACGACATATGACCTATCATTTCGTAATAATCACAAATTTCATAAGTTATTTCAAACCAATCTAATCCGTAATTACGAGCTATTTCACATATTTTATCATCCCAAACGCTTAAATCTTTTGGTGAATATTCAGATAAGCTCATATTTTCCTCCAAATAACTTTGAAAATTGTGGCCATATATCTTTTTTGTCTCTAATGTTGATCACCTTAAATTTATCACTTATTAAAGGTTCAAATATTTTTGCCATTTCTTCTCCCCAAATTTTTTCCTGTGATCTCTTTATTTGAATATACCCGGCTAGTTGACTTATATTTACTAAGTTTCTCATCTTTTCTAAAGCTTTAGGGTTGTCTTCAGACCAATTTTCACCATCAGAACAATGAAATGTATAAATATTCCAACTTGATGGTGAATATCTTTCCTGCATTATCTGTTCAGCTTTTTCTAGTCCTGATGATATATAAGTCCCACCGGATGATGCTTTTTTAAAAAAGTCATCTTCGTTTGTTTCTTTCGCTTCAGTTGTGTGTGAAATAAATACCAAATCAATATTCTGGTATTTGAATCTGATAAATTGATATAGTAAGAAAAAGAACGATCGTGCAAGAAATTTCTTTCTTTTTGTCATGGAACCAGAAACATCCATTATCATAAAAATGACTGCATTAGTCACAGGTTTTTTAGTGACCTCAATATGTTTGTATTTAAGATCATCTTCATGAAAAGGAAACCTATCTTCACTTTCTGGGTCAAACGTTCCATTATTAATGGCGCTGTTTCTTCTTCTAATCTTATTTTTTAAAGTTTCTTTCTTTGACAGTCTTGCATTAATACCTTTAGGTCTATATCCTTTGCGTTTGATCCGATCAGATGTCACAGTGTTATTCTGTTTCTTCTTAAGTTCAGGAAGGTTTAAATCATCAAATAAGTACTTTGCTAGTTCATCTAATGAAACCTCGACATCGTAGTAGTCCTCTCCAGCACTATTGCCCGGCTTTTCTGGTTTACCGGCGCCTTTACCTTTCTGTTTAGGTTTGCGAACTACTTGTCCTTTTTTAATATCTTGCCCTTGAGCTGATCCTACACCCTTAGTGCCACTACCTACACCATAAATAAATTGATATTCTTTAATACCTCTGACGGGTATCTTTATTTTCTTTTTACCGTCTTGACCAATTATGCTTTCTTCAGCTACAATATCATGTATACCTTCTTTGATGGCTTTATCAATCTTTTCTTTGTGCCTTCTTCTATCTGAAGCAGATCTGTCTGCAACTGTCTTATGATTCTTAAATACTGACATATAATTCCTTAATTTAACTTTAACTTATATAATTATAATAAATGTTAGTAATAAGGAAAGGTTATTTTGACATTAGTTATAAAAAAGACAAGGTACATTTGGTATGGATGACAATAATATATTAAAGCTAATTTTAAAAGATTTACAAAAATTAAATGAAAAAAAGAAATCTAGTGGAATGAGAAGTGTAAAGAAAGGTGCAGACAATAATCCTAAAGTTACTAAAATGGATTTTCTGCCGGACAAGGTTTTAAATAAAATAGCTAAATCTAAAAACGAAGAAAAAGGTGAAGAGTGCTCTGCATGTGGCCATGTTGCAAAAGGAGATGATACAAATTGCGAGATGTGCAAAGAACCTCTAAACAATTTACAAGAAAAGCGCAAGAAAAAAAGAAAGAAAAAGCAAGTCAGGCATGATCCGAATTATAGTGCTCCAGAAGGTTCAAAAAGAGATGCAGGGCTAGACAGAGCAAGAAGAGCATACCAACGAGGTGACGTAGCAGCTGCTGCAAAAATAAGAAGAAATATGGAAAAACCACATATGAAAGAGTCAAAACAGATAAATGAACTAAATGAACTTTTGAATGATATGATTGAGGAGCAGCTTTTAGACGAAATGCTAAATGAATTAGAAAATCAGCTTAATGAAAAAAGAAAGCGTAAAAAGAAGAAGAAAAAAGGCGGAGGTTTATCTGCTGCAGTTAAAAAATCGCTTGATAAGAAAGCAGACAAGAGATGTCTGACCCGCGGTTCTGTATATTCTGAGTTTAGAAAGGGGCTAGCAGCATTTTTATCCTCAGGTTCTAGAAAAGGTATGTCAGCACATCAATGGGCACATGCTCGAGTTAATTCAGCAAACCCAAGTAAGTCATGGGCATCTGTAAAGAAGCGCAAAACATGTCCTAAAAAGAAAAAGAAGTAATTAGATATGAAGATAACAAGACGTTTTATAAAGAACCTAATCAAGGAAGTAAAGGGAGGCAATTCTTGTCCTGCTGCGACCAAAGATAAGAAAGTTAACGCTGAAAACAAAATCAAAGCTGCAAAAAACCCTAAAATCAAATACGGTCACCCAAGTAAAATTAAAGATTTGCAAAAGCTTTTAAAAGAAAATAAACTTTGTGGCAATTGCGCTGCTTTTGACATTACCCCTAAAATGATTAAGTGTGGCGGAGCTAATAAGAAAGGCACAGCAGGCTACTGTAAAATGCACGACTTTAGTTGTGCAGCAGAAAAGACATGTTTAACTTGGGCACCAGGAGGACCAAAGAGATGAAAATAACAAGAAGACAAATTAGAATATTATTAGAACAAGAAGTTGAAAAACTTTCTGATGAAGAAAAAGTAGCTGCAGAAAAAAAGATAGAAGACGAAGGTGGTGCTTTAGGTAAGGATGACTTTGTAAAAACAGTCAATGACATCAACCCAGATGTAAATTACAGTGAAGAAGAAGCGTTACGTCGAGCTCAAGCATCAATTGAAGACTTTAAACTTCATAAGGCTACAGATGTATACACCGACAGACCAAAAGAAATTAATGAAACTTTTTTAAGGCGATTAATAAGAGAAAAACTTGAAAAGATTGCTTTCTATGACAAGTACAGTTACGGATTAGATGATATCCCTAACCAGACAAAAGCACATGACGATATTATAGGTCACACATGACTGACTCACGTTAAGCGGAAGGATTCTGCTTTAAATGAGGTTGGCAAAGTACTTTGGCATTCTTTAGATGAGAGCGGTCATATTGCTACATATGACGTTAAATGGTCTAATGATGTCATTGAGCGTGACATACCTTCAATATTACTTGAAAAAGTAAAAGACAGTAATGATATTGATGAAGTTCATGAATCACACGGTGTTGAAGGTCACAGATTAGATGCGCCTACAAGTGAAAGAAAATACAAGCTTTAAAGACTTAAATCAACGTCAAAAACATTGTCGCGCATATCATAAAGTTTTTGTATATCTCCCTCGCTACGCAGTATTTTATAAATAATATTCTCGTCAGACATTTCGCCTCCTTTATCGAGTCCAGCCTGGCGCATGTTATTAATCTTTTTTATAAGTTTATCGAGGTCCGCAGTGATTCTAGTAATTTTAGCTTCATCAATTTCCATATTAATTTGTCTCCTAAGATACTTTACCTTTTTTAAAACGTTTTGCTTGTCAAAACTACTTCTAAACTTATCAGGTTTTGACAACCATTTGTCATCTTTAATTGAATACACACCGCTCTCAACTGACTTCATATTTACATCTTGCGCAAATAACTCCACTTCAATGTTCAATACACGAATGTCATGTCGAAAATTAAATAGTTTTTTCTTTGCCTTTAAGAATTCTTCAACTAAATCGACGTCACGATTAATAGACTTTGGATCAACTATAATATGCAGATCAATGTCTGAATAAGGAGTATAGTTGTAGTTTGCGTATGACCCTGTGAATGTCACGTCAATTACATCTATAGAAATACCTAGGTAATCTACGAAAGCATCGGATATTTCAAGCAGTTGTTCTCTAATATCAGGTTTTAGTTTATCTTCTTTCCACAATTTAACACTCAGTTCATCATGTGGTAAATGCTGTTTTATTTTGCTGCTAATTGACAATTTTCATCTCCGTACATTTCACGGTACTTAAGTATCGCTTGCTCTTTTGCTTTTGCCTCAAATACTACATCTAAATTAAGTCCGTAGTCACTAACACGATTTAAAATATAATCACTATGTGCTTGAGGTTTAACTTTTAAATTTTCATTTAGTGCTTTAGACTCAGAAAAATGACATGTAGGAGTTACATCGCCCCATGTAGAAGCTGCTAGTTTTACTGCTTCTTCTTCCGATTGACCACCGGTGCAGAACTTGTGATGGTGATAGTCAAACACAATAGGTACACCTAATCTTTCGTATACTTGATATAGGTCTTTAGTACTGTACATCGATGCCTTGTCATCGTTTTCAAGTGTAATTCGACACTTAACATTATCTGGTAACAGTTCATAATTTTTACACCATCGGTCTATTGCTGAAACTTTGTCTCCATAAGTGGCACCGATGTGAATGTTAATTTTTGCCCATCGATTTCTTGGCATACCTAGTAAGTCCATTAGCTTACCGTGCATTCTTAAATCAGTAACAGAACCAGCGACAACATGAGGTTTAGGGCTAGTAAGAATGTTAAAAGGTCCAGGATGAAAAGATAAACGTATATTATTTTGTTTTGCATATTCACCAGCTTTATGTAGATTTTGTTTAATTTTTTGATAATCAGGTAAGTCTTCAATCTCATACTCAGAACCCCAAGGTAGTAGACAAGATGACATACGAAAAACTTCAATATTGTTTTCCCTGTTCCATTTGAGTATCGGAAGTATATTTCTAGTATTGTGCTCTGCTAACTCAGAGGCATAACTAATACCCTTTGCCTTGAAAGTTCTTTTAATCATGCCACGATTTGTTGTAACCTTATAGTTTTTTTGTAAGTGCATATTAATGCAAGCGTAACCTAAACGAATAGCCATTGTTTTTTCCTCCTTTTATATAAATTATTATACCACACAAAATATTTTGTTGCACTTTTCGTATACTTAAAATATGAGGGGTTATTTTATGTTGAAAATAAAATCTTACATAATATGGGGGTGGGGTATGCTAACACTAGCAGGATTTTGCTTTTTAGTTTTGACGCAATTTTTAAGTTGTCACGGCAAACAAAAGGAAATAGAAACAGCTAAACCAATTTTTGTAAAAGAACATCAGTCTAAGCTTGAAAATTTTGTTTTTTTAGTTAAAGAGTCACATAGCTTCTGTATCCCTGACAAAAAAGAAAGTTGCCTAGAAGAACACACAATCTTACCAATAGCTTCTGCATCTGGAGTCATTCTATCATCATCTTCTTCTCACATATTTATATTGACAGCAAATCATTTCTGCGAAGTATCAGATGTTGAAAGAGTCATGGGTGAAGTTAAAATAAGAATATTCTTAGGGGAATCGTCCAGGCTAGCAAGTGTCGTCACTTCAAGCAAAAAAGCAGACCTGTGTTTATTAGAAGCATTAAGATTTAAAGAAGAAAATTACACAACAACACGACTAGCAAAAGAAATGCCCTTGATAGGCTCAACACTTATTAATGTAGCAGCTCCAGATGGAATGGCATCGCCTAATACAAGACTAATGTTTGATGGTAGTTTTGCTGGATGTGAAGGTCTGAACTGTGTATTCACAGTACCAGCAACTTTTGGGAGCAGTGGTTCTGCTGTATACAATGAAGAGGGTGAACTAGTTTCAATACTAGTAGCAGCTGCTGTAAATTTTGAAAACGTTTCTATGGGACCACATGTTGATATGATAAGGGTACTTGTTGAAACAGTTGAAGAAACTGTAGATATATATTAATAACATAAAGGTGTTTTATGAAATTATATGTCGACGAAGGTTTGCAATATAACCCAGAACAAATGAAATTAACTGGAGAGTTTATTCTCTTTTGCGCAGATAGTTTACCAATAGAAGGAGACTTTGAAGTTCATCTGGTTAATTCTCGGGAACCTCATGGTATAAAAACGACAGCGCTTTATGAGGTTGGAAATAATTGCTGTAAAGTATATTGTAAAAATCGTGCTTTGGCCGATGTGTTAAGATCTGTTGCGCATGAAATGACGCACATGATGCAAGACCAGATTGGTATATTAAATGGTCCTATAAGAGACGCCGGAGGGTTTCATGAAGATCAAGCTAACTCCAAAGCCGGAGAACTTATAAAACTATTTGCAAAGAGTAAACCAAATAGAAAAAGAATCTATGAAAATAAAGCATTAGGTTTACGCTAGTTTAGGTGTATATTCCACTCTCAATATCAATCACTAGGTTAAATGATTTAGTTCTTCCAGAGCCAGGAAGATTATTATAGATAACCGCATTAGCCGGTACCGTGTTTAAATATTGTTTTATGACATTTTTAAATCTTTTAGAGTAACTCTTATTTGTATCTTCAGGTGCAACCCTGACATTTGTAATAGCGCCTTTCTTATTAACAACAATTCTCATTATTAGTTTCCCACCTGTTGTAGTTCTGTTCTTAGGCATTCTGTTGGCAAAAATACGTTTTAATCCTACTGTTGTTTGGTCACCAGATGCAGCAGTACCTGCGGGAAAACCAAGTGCTTCTAGATTTTGCGCAGTTCCTGTAAATTCTAAGGATATGTCAATTTTGTCTTCATTGGCTTGAGGTTGCGCAGAAAGAGTGTTAATTCCACCAGAAACGCTTCCTGGAGGAGGCCCGCCTGTTCCACCTGTTCCACCTGTTCCGCCTGTTCCGCCTGTTCCACCTGTTCCACCTGTTCCACCTATTGCTGGTTGACTAGTTCTGATTTTGCTACTTATATTTCGATCGGCATCACCATAAACAGTGTTATTGTTAACTAAGTCAAGTAAAAAACAAAACATACCTGCGTAATCGTTTGTATATGTTGGCAATTCAGACTTGAAGGCTGATGATATCTCTGCCATGGTGAGTGGATACGGCGCCGCTGGTATAGTTTCCGAAGTATTTACAGCTGATGCGCTCCCGAATACTCCAGAAGCTACAAATCGTCGATCAGCAATACTTGCACCACGTTGCCCAAAAACAGCGTGGTTATCTAAACCATGTCGGGCAACTGTGTTAAATAAAGCTGCAGTATCACTATCGTAAGTTTCATCATCCATTGGTAGACGACCAGATAATTTGTTTTTCTTAGCATATCTTTGTAATAAAAATTCAATTTTTTGTATTATGTTTTTCCCAGCAATATCCTCAGCTTCAACATCAAGTGAAACTGTTCCTGACGCGGAGCTACCAGGTGTACCACTACTACCACCTGATGTACCACCACCTGATGTCGAACTAGCTATCTGATCATAACCAGGTGTGAATTTGCCTGCATATAATCCTTTTAAAATTTCTCCACATGTTACTGAAACATTTTTCGGGATCAAGTTCCCATCTCTCATTGTAACACCCTTTTTAATTCTGTAAGCAACAAGATTATTGACTGTCTGCTCACCAGAACCTTCAATAAATGGATCGATGACATATTTCATAACATCGCCAGCACTTAGTTCACTTTGCGGATCGGAAGAGTATAGTAATATTTTATCTAAATCTGCAGCCTTTTCCTGCTTAGCTCTTCCAGTAAGATAACCCATCGCTGATGTTTGTCCCGATAAGGCGTCCTTTTTATCCTTAAAGTACTTGGCAAGTCTAGACATGTCAAAAAGTGAAAAAGACTTACTTTTGAGCCTTTCACCTAGCTCTTGCATAATAAATCCAATCTGAGCTTGTCCAGTCCCCATACCACCTATACCATATTCTAGAGTCTCATCAGTAAGTTTTTTAGCATAACCATGTATAGAATCATCACCACCTCGCTCAGGATGTAATAGTATATCACTATCTGACAGCCCTAAAATTTCCATATAGATGTTTACTTCATTTTCAAAAACAACATAGTTGCTTGGTTTTAAAACTTCTTTCAGAGTTGTTTCTATGTCATCATTAAAACTTGCCATTGATTCGAATAATATCGTGCCACTTCCGGCATACATATATGGGCCACCGGTCGAGTCTTGGCGCACTGTATGGCTACCTATGCTATTTACAGCAGATTGGGGCGCTTCAGCTAATATTCTTTTTCTTATGATTCTTCTTATTTCTTCTTCTTTTAAAAACATATATTTATATTCCTCTTCTAAAATTTAACTTAACTTACAGTTGGGGGCGTAAGCGGTGCAGGTCTACTAGGGCTAGTAGGCAATACTGGTGTTGAAAGATCATCAACATCGTCCGCAATACCTACCACACTGCACAAAAAAGATCCAACACCATCGATTAATGTCTCACGTAAAAGCTTGTATGTTATTTGAGCAATAAGTGTTTCACCTGCAACACCAATTAGAGTATCTAATATTTCTTCGACTTGCTCAATTGATACTTCTTTTGTTTCCTTGCCACCTTCTCTTCTCTTAAAAAGTGACTCACCATCACCAATGTCAATGTTTAACTCATACTGAGAAAAGTATTGGAGGAGCGGAGGTAAAACTTTTTTAAGGCCTAAGTTAGTCAGTGTTTGTGTGGCTGCACCTAACAATATGTCATTAAAACCTGCACATGTAATATCACCTCTTACGATAGCACCAATTTCACTAATAGGTATATAAACTACTAAATTTTCTATAAACTCCGCCATAGGAGTCCCACCCTTAATACCCATCTTATCAAAAATATTTTTAACAAAATACTTTTTAATGCTTAACACTGCTGTTTTAGGTAAGAACTTTTCTGTACCACCTAATGACCTAGATAAACCACCAACAAATTCTGAAAATCCTTCTGAAAGATGTGCTCCCGACTCAATTAAAACTCGTGCTCCACTTTCTCCAAAATGTTCTGCTAACAAAACTTCTTTTACTCGTAATCTAACCTGATATCTAGCTACTTGATCCATTAAAACCTCACATCGATTATACTAATTTAATTATATCATATATAACTATTAACGTTAGCCTGAATTATACTTTAATTTGAAAAAATCATATTTCAACCACAAAACTATAATCACCGCTAGGTTGGATTAACTTTTTTTGATGGGGTCGACCCTTAAAAACATCAACAATTTTCAAGCTTTTATCTAAAAAAATAATTGTCAAAGGAATTGATGTCTTTTTCATTGTAAAGGCATTTCTAACTGGACTATCATACACAAAAATCATTCCACACTTTGCAGGTAATTTTTTAACCTTAGATAAACCAACTTTGCGCTTTTCGTTCGTGTCAGCAACTGCCAGCCTATAACTCTTACCTTTTATCGGTAACTTTATTTTCTTATACTTTCTAAATAATTGCTCAAAGTGCAACACTTACTCCTTTATTATATAATATATTTATAATCTGGAGTCACAATGTTAATTGCATTATTATCATTATTCACAGTACACGCTGAAAATCTTGAAACTATTTACTATTGGGAGAATACTCCCGCTATTGAAATATGCCCGGAATCAAACGTTACGATCAACGAAATACAAGTAGCAATAAATTATTGGCAGACAAAAAACAACTATAGATTTTCATATATTAACAAAGTTTCTGAGTGCCTGTATGAGAAATTTAATACAATACAAATAACGAACGGAGACAGAATTATTGATAATTCGCTAGCAACGACCAATGTTTCCTGGTACTACTATCCTAAAATAGATCCTCATAAAAACGCAAGATATGTCTCTAACGCAATCATTAACATACCAACAAATCTTAAAAAATCACGACAAGATATCATTACGCACGAACTAGGTCACGCATTTGGATTGGATCACTCAGATCACCCTATCATGAAAGAATATTTTTAATAATACTTTCTCTGACTAACATCCTTAATCGTTGTTCAGAGCTTTCTTTAATATTCCTTGGTTTTAAGCCAAAGTCTGGAAGATTTATGCCCTTATTTTTTAAATGTGCGTCAATGTTCGCCGATCCCACAATTGATTTCCCATCAGCACCAATCAGAACTTCCTCTCTACCTCTTGACTTAGTCTTAAACACACTCGGATCAAAACCTATTTTCTTGAGCGACTCATCAAAAGCAGAAATAACTGTATTTTTTTCTTCATCAGGAAACTTTAATTTAGACAAAGTGTTTTTGATCTTACCTACTGCTTGCTCATACGCTCCCGATGTTGAAAACTTAGGACTTCCGTCTAACTTATAACCATACACTCTAACACCATCAATATGCAAACCATCAACCTTATTCAACATAGCTCTTTTCTTATCACCAATAGCAGAGGCACCAAAACCTTTATTGTGCACCACCTCAAACGTTTGATCATCAATTCTAAGAACTATCGAAGCGGCTAGTACACTTTTACCCTCACCTTTCTTAGGTACAAAACCATAATCATAGCTAGCCATGTTTTTAATTTTAGCAACGTTAAAGTTCATAAGTAGTTTTTGACCGTTGATTTTAAAGTCAACTGTTTCCATATCATTCATAACTATCTCGCCAGTAACTAAATTAGTCCCTTTTTCTATGATACTATCTATTTCCTTGTGCTTCCGAGTCATGACTTTACCGACTATTTTTTGAAATTCTTGATTAAATGAATTAATTTCACTTTCTTGTCGGTGAACACTAGTCATTATATATTTGTCAGAAAGTAGTGATTCTATTTCTTCACGTGATAAACCTTTGAAGTCTCTGTGCCCTTGCAAAAGATATGACATTAAAACACTTTCAGGTTTATCTAACCCTCTACCGTCATCCTTTAAACCAGTTTTTTCAAGTGTACCGTCTTTTCTCATCTTTTCATAGTTTTTTCTTGCCAAGTCTTTGGTGTAATCATCAAACCGATCTACGTATACTTCGAGATTGGGATCATCCTCAATGTTTTGTGGGTATTTACTTTTATCTTTCTTGAAAAAACCAATAAGTTTTTTACCTATAGGTAGCTCTTTAATTTTGTCTGCAACTTTTTCTACTTTGTCTGTAATCTTATTTTCAATAATATAATCTTTACTGTCACTAAATATTGAAGCTTCAATGAGCTTACTAAGATTTCTTCTACTAATTTTCATTTATTGTCTCCTAATATTTTCATTATACGAATAAGTATTTATTTATTTACGCAATATTATATCAAAAACAGGCAACCGAACACCCCAGTTCTGATGTTGATCTTTTTCCATGTGATGTGCATAATGCCATGGCAACCATTTCTTTCCCCACTCCACATCAACGTGCGACCTACGATGAATGTAATAATAGGCAAACGCAGAGTACAACAGGGTCATCCAAAAATATGGTATGATAAACAACAGGGGTAAGTGAGAAAGAAGCAACAGGATCAAACCTATAACTTCGAATGTACTGCTATTTTTTGATATCTTTAAGTAGTTTTCATCATACATTTTATTATTTCTTGCTATGCGATGATGTGTTCCAAAGTGACGCTTAAAAGGACCTTTGAATCGCTTGTAATTGTGCAAAACATGTTTGTGTATAATATACTCCGCAGCGTGTCCGTAAATCCATCCTAATAAAATCTGCAAAGCAATATACATAAAAAAACCCCCTATAGTTTTATCTATAGGAGGATTTATATTACTTGACTTATAATTTATAAATTATTTAGCCAATTGTGGAAGTTGAGGTCTTTCCATCAATGTATGAGTTGAGAAAACTCTGGAAAGCACGAGCTTCTTTAACAGTCATCGTAATCTGTGAACGAGATGTGTAATAAGAATCATCTGGTGCGTTTGTGGTAATAGATACTGTATTAGAACCTACTTTGTGAGACTTTGTGTCACGACTGATATTGAAATTGAAACGTTTTGTGCTTTTTGACTTATTGAATTGCATGTATTTTCTCCTGTTACTTGCTAATTATTGAATTCCTTTAAATCCAATATTAATATAATACCGAAGAATACTGTGCTTTACAAAAGTTTTCAAATAAACTTAACTTATTTACCTGTCTAAAAACAGAGAATACGACCCATCATAGTACTTTATAATAATACTAGCATTCTCAGCAGCATTAATTAAATGATGAGAGTGGTAAATATAAGACTCATATGTTTGTTCATCAATTTTTTGCTTATATTCCTCAACAAAATCATTATAACTTTGCATCATTTCTACAAAAAATCGAATATTAACATTAACAATCTTATCAATCCCTTCAGTATTATTGTAGATTTCTTTGGCAACCTGGTCAGGCGTTAATGATTTAATCATTTTAAAAAACACATTAAAACGATCGATTCCATCTTTTGTTGCAAATCCTCGACGAAAGTACTCAAATATTTCAGCAATTGTGGTACCACTCGAAGCGCGCTGTTCATAACTTAATTCTGATGGTGATAAACTATCTCCGGAAAAACCAAGCAGTGGTAGTAATATGTCTTTTAAAGTGTCATCAAATTCACTTTTTAGTTCATTCTCAGTGCGATTAATAAATGAAAAGACTTTGCTAAATCCAGCAGGTGTAAAGTGTTTTATATTAATACCCTTTGAATATCCTGAGTGCAAAAAGATTGTTTTAAAAAATAAATGAATAGGACTAATTCCGTGAGCATTAGAAGTAACAAGAAAATCATCATACTTTTCACCCATCTCAATTAAATCATCCCGCGAGTCTGTTAAATAAAAAGAATTGTCATGCGCAATCTTGAAAAACACAGCAATAAAATTTACTTCTGATGTCAAATTACCTAACTTTGTCAAGTTTTCTCTACCAGAAGGTGTCATTAACTTACCAATCGACGAAGCCCCTCTTGTATCACCACCGTGCATAGAGTACTTACTAGTAAAAAACTCTAGCCTGGATGGCAACTCTAGAGTAGAATCTGTTTTTTTAAAACCAGATCTTTGCTTAGATCTATATATCCCGTCAGGTAAAGCACGATACAGCGACAGCACACTCTGTATCATTAATCCCACAGCATGACTAGTCATCGTAGATTCTTTAAATTCGTCAGGAGCAGACTGCAAAGCTAGCGTGTGCATTAACGATTCTTGTATTAACTTTCTTAATATTTTCTTTGTTACTTTCATTAAGTTCTCTTTCTTTTGTATATTATGCAGGTACTAATACCGGCCTATAGCACGTATCTCTTGAATAATAATTTTTCTTATTTGATTACGTGTTAATTTCTCTTCAATCCCAGCACGTGTCCTATTGCTAGGGTTGGCATTAAAATACCTATCCATATGTATATCGTCTAAATCAATGATTCGACCTAGGTCATCTCCAGCATCTCTCACAGCTTTATCCATCGCTAGTTCTTGTGCCTGAGACTCAATACCACCAAAACCATATATTCTACCTAGCGCATCTTTGCTTTCTTCCGGATCTTGTGGGAGATTGCTTAAAATATCTTCTGCTCGACCTCCTAATTTCTCCATATCACCAACTTCTTGATACGCGATGTAATTATCCACGTAATTAGGCGCACCGTACGAGTCTAGAAAGCTTCTAGCTTGATTTATATCCTCTGGTGTTCCTCGATCAATCATTGCATTAATTTTTTCTGCATGAGATGCAGGAATATGTGCAGGTAACGAGGGTTTGATTCTATGCTCGAAAAACATAGCTTCACTGATTAATTTTCTTATTTGATTCCGGGTAGTTTTCATTATAATTCCTTTTGTTCTTAAATAATTATGTAACTACAATCCAAATAACTCATTCCGCTCATCGCTATACAGAACACGCATATGCACACTAGCATTAAGTGCCGCAGCCTTGGCCAGTCGATGATTCCCGTCGAGCACTACAACAGGGCGCTTGGTCACACGATCCACTTCAACAATGATCGGCGTCAATATATTTGCGCGCTGCACTCGATGTGTCTCGATACCTGTTATCTCGCGTGCTAGCATCTTCTTAAGTTTACACGCATTCATTGTGATCACCGGCCGTGCACGACTGTCTAAGAAACCGGTCACATCCCCTAAACTAACAACTCGATCTCCCATATCCCAAGTCGTATTAAGGCCTGACTCACGTATTAATCGTCTTAGTTGCCGGCGAGTAATTCTCATTCTTTCCTCTTTTTTAATTAATTAACTCGTCAAGTAAGTCATTATTAGGATTGTAATACGCACCGTCTTCCCAGTCAAACTCGTACGCTCCGGTATAGTAATACTCATTTACATCGTCCATGTTATTCAGAAGCCATCTTTCAGCTTCAGAGACAACCTTGTCGAATAGAGCTAGCAACTCTGAACTACTTAGGCTGGGGCTACCCGCCTTTTTGGCTCTCACAGCATTTTTGACTTTTTGAAAAAGTCTTTTACTCACCGGGGCTTCAACACGTCGAAATTTGGAACCATCTTTGTTGACGTATGCCACACTAAGCGTGGGTCGGCTAGACAAGCGTTCATACCCACCTCTCATCTTTACAACAGCTGGGGCATCCATTTGATCTGAGATGTCAATTAAATTTGCCGCGGACTTGAAATACTCATCGCTGTCTCCTGACATTGTTGACACTTTCTCCCTGTATTCCGGATTATCTGATACGATCATTGACTGCGGAATGTGCCTATCTTCACCGCTTGGAAATGTGTTCGGGTCATACATGGCTTCGCTAATTAATCGTCTTAATTGTTTTCTTGTGATAATCATTATGACCTCTGTATATATAGTCGTCTTGGATCTCTATGTATCTGCAACATCTTGATCGCTGTTTCTATCTTAGTGTAGATTCCATATCGGAACTGAGAACGATCACGATTAAAATCACGTAAGTCATCAGCCATGACAATGTGAGTATAAGACTTATTAATAAATGAATACAACGCATCAATCAAGTCTTCAACTTCAACACCAATAGCAACTTCACCACCAGGTAACTCAGGTGCACGCAAGTAATACTGATCTGTCATTTCGATCTCGAGAATGCGACGCACTGCCATTTCTTGTAATAGTTTATGCTCCAAAAACATGTCCGGGTCGCGATGCTGAGGTATAGCATTTAGATGCTCTTTGTTTCTATTTTTTGCATATCTAGTATAGTAAGAGTCATAAAACGAGTCTAGTCGATCCTCTTGTTTCTCGAAGTCTTTCATGAAATCGCGTGCTATGGCCCTTGCTCGATCGTCCACTGATTGCACATCGCCATAACGATAACCGGGATCACTAAGAATTTCAGCTGCTTCATTTCCTAGCTTCTCTAAGTCACCAACTTTTTCGTACGTCATATAGCTATCAACATAGTCTGGGTCTCCGTCAAATGCATCTATTAGTGACTGCGCCTGCGCTAGGCGACCACCATCAATGAGACTATGTATCTTATTTAAATGCTCCGGCGGGATATTAGTAACAGAAGGCTTGATTCTCACTTCTTGTAAAATAATTTGTCGTAATTGTCTTCGTGTCACTTTCATTATGACTCCATGATATGATGTATATAAATAACTATCAAAGATCAACTTATTTGTCTCCGGTAAAATTTCAATAAAAACCCCCGGTCCTCACCGGCGCGAGCTAGCCCTACCCTATGAACGCCGAGTAAGACCCCGCAGGGTCCTCCTCAGCTCACACTCTACTTTTTCTTTCCGATACCGGTCAAATGCCACACATCATAGTACTCTGGACACTCATATACCTCTACAGCTTCACACCTAGCTTTATCATTTATCTTTGCACACACAGCTTCTATCTTATCCCGATCTAAGTAAGCACGCTTCAAACGACCTAGATGATCTCGACAACTACACACCTTATAATGCTCATCATTCGACTTCGTCCGCAAGTGCCAGTAATCACAACGTGCACATCGATAAGGCACTAACTTACGATGCTTCCGCTTACACTTCTTAGCATATCGTCGAGCCTCTGTCTTACTATGAAACACCATCATCGGTCGACCGGTGCCTAAATGAACACAATTCATTTTGACACCTCCCAAGACCAAACTCCACCGCGATCCTCAAATACATCATCGTTGAACATCGACTCGATCTCCGACCAAGCCCGATCCATGCCTACCTCAGGAATCGGGGCACTGCGCTTGAATTCCCCTCCCACATTATTATAAAACCTCAACTTACCGTCGAGCATGCAATAACTACCAGTCATTAACTCATTCGACTCAACAACAGGCTCTAAGTGCTCATGCCGAGCAACCCAAGCCCGAAATTCCTCACTCGTGATCTCTAACTCATCCCATACATCATCATTCTCGCCTTTGATCGGTAAGGCCTGGAAAACTTTCCAGCGATGTGGCCTTAACTGCGCGACTAAGTCAGACATGTCGTCAGCCTTATTATAGTTACACACAACTGTGTTCAGCTTCAACTGATAACCGAGATCTTGTGCAGCTTGCCAGCTTACCAGCGACCGCTCGAGATGCTTACTGTATCCCGCCTTGAGCTCGCCTGCGCGTCCTCGGCCGAT